AGTCTCGTGGGCTCGGAGATGTGTATAAGAGACAGCTATAATCTCATTATTTTTTCTAGTTTTTATTAACATCTCAGAAGCTGATTTAATCTCATCTGCAGATTGCTGTAAAAAGTTGTTTATATTTTCATAGTCTGACACCAAACCCTATGTAATGTTTTGAATCTGCCATTCCATAGTTTTTTTCATCTGCTGTTCTACAATAGGATCTGAATGTTTAAATGTCTTTAGACGTGAAGTTAATGATTCGTTAATAGTTTGTGCTAAGTTATGTGTAATTTTATCAAATTCGTTCTTAGCTATTTCGTCACTGTTAAGAATCTACTCCATCATACGGACAGCGCTTTCTTCCCTGAATATCAAATCAGAATTAGTGTCTATAAACTCCTGTTCTGTAATATGATTGCGTATGTTAAAAGATACTAAGTCTACTAAGTCATCATACATCTGTTTAGCATCAGATTCTCGCCACCCTAAATACTCAAGTAATAATTTAACAAATTCTTTTATCTTATTAAAGAAACTAAGATTATTAATGTCTTCAGTACGCCTCTGAATAAGATTAAAGAAATCACGATTAGTTAAAAGCTCAGCCGCAAATTCATCAATATCATTTAAACCATAGAATTCATCGTGGAATTTTCCTTCATCGTCTTTTTTATCTTTAAATAATTCAGAATACTCTTTTTGTAGCTGAACCAGTTTATCGTATATTTTCTTTTCCTGCGCTGTGTAACTACCACTTTTTACTCTCAATAGAGTTCTGGTAGTATAGGCGTGAACTATTTCATGCAGTATAGATTCTGCATTGAATTCCATAGAATTAATACCAAATTTATCTGTATTAATTGTTATGGTGTGATTCTTAGCATCGTAAAACATATATTTACCTTCTAAGCCCAACTTAACAAATGTAACAGGTATATCAGTATTCTTAAACAAATTTAACAATCTTCTAGCTGGACTGTCTTGAGACACATAAGGAATTATTCTCTCTACTAACTCACTAGAAGTTGCAGAACCCTAACCAGTATTAGTTACAAAAAATGTTGCAAATTCTTCTGCAGGGTGATATTCGTAACTAAACGTAGTACTATCGTCATATGATAATACCTACTCTATATTTGGTTCCTAATTTTCATCTAATTGAGTGCTTAGATTAGACGCCTTAAAGCCGTCTGAGAAGACTTTAGACTTAGCTTCAATAGCTTGTTCACGATTACCATTATAATGACTTAAAAGGTCTGAAAACAGCTTAGAAGGCTCCCCATTGGGAGCCTGATCTATAGCATAACCATTGTTCTCAGATATTATGTAATATGCAGCGTCTTCACTACCTAATACAGTAGTGAGCTCATCTACAGCTGCTTTTACTTCCGGATTATCTAAAATTAAACACTGCATAATTACTTACATTCTTTTTTACGTTTCTTACCATTTTTCTTTAAGTTACTAATAGTACCTTCGTCTATCTGAGTTATATCATCAATAGGAGTTTCTACACTATCTATAATTTCAGTTATCAATTCAGTAACATCTACAGCTTCTGGTTCAGGAGTTAAATCTTCAAACTCTATACCACTATCTGATTCCATTCCATCTAAATCTGACAGTAATGTATCATCTATGTGATTTATGTTATCTATTTCAGATGGATCTGTAGTACTGTCTACGAATTCTTCTGGAGTAATAGTCTCCTGAGCTTGTATTTCAGTTTCTTGAGTGCTACTATCCTGAATACTCTGTTCTGTGTAATTATCTGCTTGATCTAACTCTATAGACGCATTATGTTCTATACTATCGTAGTTAGAGTAATCTACAGAATGATAACTACCATCTTTTACGAATACAACCGAGTCCTTACCATTCAATAGTTTAGCTCTTTTATCTGCTAGCTCATATGCACCGTTCACTTGATCTAACATTTTATCGGTAAAATTATTAGTATCAAATGCAGAAGGTTGATTACCATCTTTATATAACTCGTATATTGAGTTAGAACCGGCATCAAACCCTAACTTAGGTACTACGGTATATATTCTCTCTATAGTTTTACCAGTATCAAGATTTACTATATCACCAATTCTTTGATATACGTCTATGTTATTACCTAAGCCTACTATTTTAAAGAACTTGTGATTTCTAGAGAGATCATAATCACCTTTAATACTTATCACAGTATTAACATTTACTCTAGATTTATTAGTAGCAGAAGCTAGATTTATTACATTAGAAACACTCTCTCCACCATCATCATTGCGTCTTACTCTTCTAACAAATACTGGAACTATATCATTATCTCTCCAGTAATTTCTCACAAGATTAAGATAAATCTAATCTATTTGATCTGAACTATTATTACTGTTAATTACAGTAGTATCACCGTAATTCAGTTTATTAATAGCGTCAGCAATAGAAGATACATAACCTAATTTACGCTTATACCACATAGGTACTAGGTTAAAGAATGAATTAGGAGTTCTATTATCATAACTAGTCAAGAAAGAATACTTAACTAATGTTTCAGCAAATTCTCTAACAATATTATCTTCACTAGTAAGTAAGTCATAGAAAGCAGATCTAAGTCTATCTTCATAATATCTAGAATTATTCATAGTAGATGTAGACGTATTTATGTAACTTATATTTTTCTTATTATTTGAAGTAACAGCTTGCAAATAATTAAGTAAAGTATTAGTAATATTTCCTTGTTCATCTACAAATGACATCAGATTTATGTCATCTTTATTAGTTCTGATATAATTCTTAATATTATTTAGTTTGTGAGCTATACTTTCACTACCGAATAACATGTCACTTATCTCTTCATCAGTTAACATAAGTTCTGTGTTATTAGCTATGACTTTAGCTCTTATTATACTTTCTACTTTATTACTCAAAGCACCTACGTATTCTTTATTGCTAGTAGCTTTATACTTAAACAACATGGATTTACCATTATTAGTAGGTACATACTCACCTCCTCTTATCTATTGTAATATAGATGTAAGTATTTCTTTATACCCATTAGTAGCGGCAAATACTTGAGATCTCAGTATACTATTGGATAAATCCATAGCATATATCAACTTCTTATGTAAGAACGTATTTCCGAAGTAAAGGTCAAGACCGTTTGTATCTTGCTTATCAGTATAGAACTTATCCTTATTATCTTCTATAAATGTAGTATACGAATTATAGAAGTTTTGCAATTGAGATAGATTGTTACCATACTTCTTAGTATCTATCTGAGATCTCTATACTAAGTCTGCCATAGTCTAAGCATCTGACATCAAGTCTTGATAAGCTTTTATTACTAATAGCTGCTGAACTATATTTGTAGGGGTTACATCTCCACTTCTGAAAGCATCAAGACTGGATGCAAGTTTAGATTGGTTAAACGCTTCTATACTACCTTTCTAAACCAAATCTTCAATCTGTTTTCTATGAGCATCCGATATGGGGAATTTGTTTAACATATCCCAATACTTCTGTTTTATATCAGAGAATATTTGGTTATCATACTGTTTGCTAACTCCTATGACACCTTCGTTCATTATCTTCCTATCCGCATATTCTTTCAATGCAGGTTGAGCTAAGAATAAGAAAGTATTCCTACCTTTACCAGTTCTAAGTAAGAAACTAGCCATGTTGTATGTAACTTTATTTACATTCAATACTATAATGTATGGATCTTTAGCTACGTCTACATGAGCATTAATCATTGCAGATAACCAGTCAAGTATTTTATAACCATCTTGTCCTGTAATTTCATCAAATTGGTTGAGATTATATTTACTAGCTCCTTCTGAGAATTTCATTCTAAGATGTGTAGCCTAAGTAAGACAGTGATTAGTAGAATTCAATGCGAACGGCGCAATACCGGCTTTACCAGACGTGTATTCTGTTTTTCTAGATTCCTAGAACGAAGGCATAAGTTCGTACATAGGTTCAGCTTCTTTCAGTTCTGTAGTCTATACTAATGGTAATATTTCTTTTTTAAGGATACCAGTAAGAGTATCAATAGAAGCTCTAGTTTCTGCTAGCGTCTTCTTATCTGAGATTACTAAAGTATAACTATCTAATAACTTATTAATTAATGCGCCTTCTGTTTGTTCTACATATGATTTAGCGTTGTTATTCCAAGTATATCTTTCATTAGTTTCAGGATCATACGCATAAGTAGCTATGTACAATTTATCAATATCGAAGTCAGATCCAGTCATAGCTGTAAACTCATCAGGTACTACTATAGTATCTCCAGTTTGAGCAGGTAATACGTCTGCTACTATAAACGAGAACGTTGATGACAAACCCTGAGTAGGGATACGATAACCTATACCGTATGGTTTAGATTCGCCTCCTATTACTTTGTGTTCCACTAACCAATTTCTCATAGTAACATAATCTTTTTGGTATTCTTGAGGAACTACATCTCTAAAGAAATTAGTACTAAGCATAACCTCCATACTACCTTTATCCGGATCAAAACTAAGTTTCTTACCATCGTTGAAAGGTCTAGCTTTTTCTTCACTCCATACTTCGTTAGACCTGAAACCAAACGATGCCATCTGTATAGCAGAACCGCCAGGAGTATTAACATCGATTACTTCCTTATTAATAAGAGATATTATCTTACTTTCAATCCAGTTACGAGTACTTAACGAAGCAATTGGAGCTCTAAAGTTACCGTTTTTATCTAATGCCAAAGCTTCTGTAACCTCAGCAGACATATTAGTACCTCTAGCTTCCTGTATAAGATATTCAGATAAAGCTCTATTGTTTATCCTACCGTTCTTATCAAAGAATCTACCTGCTTTTCCATTACCGCCTTTAAGTTTTATATAACCTTTTGTTGATAAAGCTTTGATACAGCCAAAAACATCTTTCTTAATTTTCGCTCCAGAAACATTTTGACCCTTGTTATGACCATAATGACGATCATCTACTACGTTACCAATACATATTTTAACTGCTTGTGTACCAAATGATCTATCTGTATGTTCGTGAGGTTCAGTATTTAACTGCAATCTCAATTGTTTGATATCCTATACTCTAGTAGTAAGACCATTATTAAGTCTCTCTACTACTGTATCCTGATTTACTACTGTAGTAGATGGAGAATTAATTGCCTCTTTATTTAACTGAGTATTCTTGTTATCCTTATATACTTTCAGCTTATCCCTAGTAGAACCTACTTTAGTAGAAGATTCAAATTTAAGCATATCTATAGTACCTAATTGTTCATTGTTCATTCTATCATACAGATATTTATTATCTGCTTTTGCTAGAACTTTAAACATTGGGAACAATGCCATTTTATCAAATACAGGTACATTTATACCAGATATCTCATCGAAATGATCACCAAAATACATCATCTTAAGAGGCTTGATAGATGCTTTTAACGCCTTGGCGTATAAATCGGGATTGCCTAATACGTCAGCATCTCCTTCAAGTATATTATAGGCTTCTTCTATTTCAGGTGACCATTCTCCTAAAGCTTGCATAACACGCTTATAGAATGCAGGTCTAATATATACAGCCGCGTCTGCTTGATTTATATTACCAGAATTGTTCTCATCATCATATGCATACGGGTCTGCTGATTTCACTGCTTGCTTTTCAATAAACTTAACATCCTCAACACTTAATTTAGTACGATCTTTCAGAGTATCGTCTAAGCGTTTATCACTAGTAAGTTTAAATAACTCATCGTCTGTTAAACTAGGGTTATTCTTTTTAAGCATTGTTCGTGCTAGGTCTGCTTTAAAAATCTGTTCAAGTCTACTGTGATATTCTGAACCAATCATATTGTCCTGTAATATAGCGCTAGTATACTTAGTACTATTTCTAGGATCATTGTCACCCCAATGAGTTCTAAGATTAGTACCAGTTGATAGTACAGAAGACAAACGTTTGATCTTATCTACATCTCTTTGGAATATTCCTACGACCTTATCTGATTTCCACTTATAGAATGCAGGATCACCAACAAAGCATTTCTCTACTTCTTCTATAGAAATAGCATAGCCAGTTACATAATTAGCAATTATACTATAAATTATATCATTCTATTTTATAGCATTATACTCCTCTGGTATATGTGAAACTAGTGCTTCATAGAAAGCAAAAGGGTTACTGTTTTCTTGGTCTTCCAGTACAGATGTAGATGGTAGATTGCCATATTGCAAATTACCCTTACGATCTCTACTTATTACCCCCAGTTTTATAGCCTGTTCTATTTCTTTATTTACTTTGTCAAGCAATAAGGAATTCATAGTACTACGCAGTAACTCTCTATCTTGAATTAGATCTGTCTTTATGCGTTTCAAGGCTTCATTTACTAACTCAGGATTACCTGATTTCTCAGCTTCATCTAGCATTCTATTTAAACTAATAATCACTCCGTTTATAGGTAACTGGTTAAAGTAACGGAATCTTCCGCCATTACCACCAGGAGCCATTTTACCATCTTTACCTATCTTACCGTGATAGTTATCATAGAATCTAGATTTACCCTTTTCTACATCACTCTTAGTGTCAAAATATTTTACTATTGCATTATATTCGTCTAAGAAGTAATTACAGAATATATCCAAGGTCTCATTAGAGAATCTACGCTCTATGATTGTAGCTTCCATGGAACCCTAATCATTCAAAGCGTATTTCAAAGTACCTAAGAAGTCTTTTGGTACTTTCACACCTTCTATACTATACCATGTCTTTTTATCTGACATTGTAGGCAATATCAATCTACCTTGATGTATTAGCAATAGCTTGGCTATATAATCCTCTAATGGAGTAATACCAAAATAGTCTCTACTAGAGTTGCTGATATTGTCTTTAATGGCAATAAGAGTATGCAACTTGAGTTTAGGTTTATCCGGAGAAGTTAAAGCCTTAACGATAAGAGAATTAGCACTATATGCAGATTTAGCTATATTACTTAACTTATTATAAGCATCTGTATTTAACCATCTTAATTGGTCAGACATATAGTTATTCTGAGTTATAGGATATAACAAACTTCCATCTGCTCCAGTAACACTGAATTCTTCAGGAGTAGGATGTATTTCTCCATAAGCAATTGCCATTAGATTGATAACTGCATTCGGGCTCTTGTAATTAAATATACGTGACGCAGACACCGTCTGTTTTTTGATTTTAGCCTCTAAACTCTTAGAGTTATTCATTAAACGAATATTGTGTAGTACAGAGTTACTAATAGAACCGGGCATATTTTTATACAATGCACTGAATACAAAGAATTCTGGATAACTAGTAGAGTTTGTATTTACTTTCTTAAGTAAGTAGTTTAGAGATTCCATATCAAACGGAATACCTATTGAATTTAATAAACTCAGTAACTTACCTTTAGTCTGTTCAAACTGTTTTAAACCTTGATTACGTATTTCAGGATTCTTATTATTTAATTGCTTCTGTATTGACGTAAGATCGTTTAATATGTCTTTATCCAGTTTAGATAACTTAGAGTATTGAACTGTATCAATACGTGATCTGTTATTCTTGTCTGTGATAATAAGAGAAGATAACATGAAATTTTGAGACCACTGACTCGGCAATCTAGCTATCTTTCTTAGATTACTACTATCCATTACAGTCCATACTTTACTACCTCTACCCTTAGTATTCTTCTGAATAGTACCTGTTGAAGTATCGAATATATCAACGGTATCCATACTATTCTTTGCGCTTTGAATAGTTGTTAATAATTGAGTAACAGTATTTTCTGGCAACTGGAAAGCTGGATTATCAATTCTGTTCAACAGGGTTGCAAAAAATGGATCGGCTTTAGCCAAGTTCCTTACTCTGTTTACCAAATCGGGCCAATCGTTAGACTGCCACAGATTATCCAATATTCTATTCCAAGTAATGTCGAACGATTGCGCTACATCTAATCCGAAAATGTTATCCTTTACTGTATCTACTATTTGATTACCGTTTTCGTCAGTAGCAAATCTAGATTGAGGAATAGAGTAGAAAAACAGTTTAGCGTTAAACGCCACATTAGCTTTCTTACTTATTTCGTATGAAGCTCTATCCCATACATTATCGTAAGTATCTCCAGAATCTTTAGCTTCTTTCTCAGCTATCTCAGCTTCTTCACGTTCTATTGCTCTTATACCTAATTCCTGTAAGTATGCTCGAATCTGTTTAGCAAATAATTCTTTATTACTAAGAACATCAGATACCATTTGCTTCTTAGATTCATTGTAGTCATACTCTCCAATTTCGTACAAATATTGAATATTGTCAAACACGTCATCCAGCTTAAGATTCTGAATGTCTTCCATACTTCTGATATTAAGTATAGATAGAGCAGTATTACTTAACGTTTCTACTATATTATATAAAGTGTTAGCATTAGCAATATGTGGCATCTTTTCCTATTCAGCATCACTTATACCTGGAGCATAGTAACCAATACCAACATCGTACTTCTTATTGAATTCTTCAAGAGTTTCTTGATCTAATTGAGCGTTTTTAAAGTTACCTTTACGTATAGCAGCAAATACCTAATTCTACAAACTGAATTCCTTTCCAGCAAAAGAGGATACAAGTTTCCACACAGCCTTAAAGAACTTCTTTATTCTATAAGTCCAAGTAGGATTAGTTTCATTAAGCATATACGTTCTGAATTCCTCAGCTAGCTGCTCTTCTACTTCCTATTTAGTACTATTAGCATATTCTGGATTACGTTTTACATAATCAGAATATATCTGATCTCTTTGTGCTGGACTCAATAACAATAAAGATACATAGTGCCATGCTTCATGGTACTCTACTCCAGCACCACCTTTAGTAGATAAAGTTATCCTAGCAGTAAATTCATTATGAATTCTATCAAACACAGATTGTAACAGACCGTAAGCCTAAGGATTATTGATGGCTTTCATAGCGGCATTAGTAACCATTACATCGTCTGGTTCAATACCCAATGTATCATGTAACCATTTTTTAGCAGCAGTTATGTCTAAATCCCCCTCACCTCTCTGAGTAGAGAATACACCTCTATTACCTAGTAACTTCTGTAATACTCTACTATTATTAGGTACCATTACATAGTTACCATCAGCTTTGCGTACGTATGTCCAACCTTGCTTTGGAGTAAGACCAGCCGCTATAGTCTCATCATAAGTAAGAGGTATGTCTTGTTTTGGCGGCTACACTGCGACTTCTGATTCTCTTATGTAATTGGTTTCTCCTGTATACGGGTTAAATGTATAAATGCCCCATCTATCTCTTAACGCAGCATCATTTCCGATATTAGTGCTAAATAGTAATTTAATACGTTCTTTTAAAGTTTTACCCTATTTTTCTAATTCGTCTTGATACTTCAGTAAATCTAAATGATCCAGATATTCCTAGCCAGATGTATAATATTCTTGTAAATCTTTGGGAACATACCTATCTATAACTTTCTGTCTAGCTTCTTCAGAAAGAGAATTATTAACATGTTCTTGTGGATCTACATTTAGATCTGTATATACTGTTAATCTCCATTTCTTTAAACTATGTGAATACTTTATAATATAGTATTTTATACTGGGATCGTTGGATTTGATAGTAATTTCTATGTTACCAGATTGATTATGAACGTCTTGAATTTCTTCTTTATGTAATAATTTAGACTTCTGTACTCTGGCTTCTTCTGTAGCAATATCTTTTGGGTATTCTGTAGGTTCGTACTATTCAATATCGAATTTGCTATTTTTGGGCTGGTCTGTATGCTTTCGTTCTGTAGTCTATTTCGCATTTAACTTATTTTCCGGTTTACGCACTTCAGCTGTTTCTGCAACTGCAGCATCGTCTGCATACACAAATGGATCTTTAAATGCATGATCCCCTACATCAGTTTTAAGTATCTGATGATTAATCATCCATGACATTAATATAGGAGTATCTCCATTGCGTACTACCTTTCCATCTGCTCCTCTGACAAGGTTAAGATCTTGCATAGTAAAAGTTAATTCATCACAATTTGCTACCCTATAATAATCCGTATTATATCTATCCATATACTCAATAGCAGCATTAACAATATTGTCAGATATAGGTTGCATCATTGCTTCTTTGTCTGTATTCCAGTGCAAATTATTTGATATCTGCCTAATTACGTCATAAGCTTGCTGTTCTGTAAACACTATTCTACCATTAGTATCTTTAATCTTTAAGTACTTAGTAATATACGCTCCTTCCGGAGTTCTATTAGCGTACATTAAATAGCTGCCTTTTGTATTAGTATAGTAATATAAAGTCTTACGAATATAGAAAGACAATTTCTCTACTCGATTATCTCCTACTGCTACAGTACCAGGACCATAGTTAACAAGTATATCTAACAAATCTAAGAATTCCGGATTGTTAGAAATAGGTAACGATTGTGTAACTAATCTGAATAACAATTCTGCTGTACTCAAAGGTATGCGCTTACCATTATCGTCATACTTAGCTACTCCTTTTGGAGTATAAGAAGTGACGAGATTCTTAGAACCACCTTCTATGAAATGTCTCTTTTCAGCAAGCATTATAGGAACACTAACTCTCTACGATGGTGTATTGCCTACTTTTGGTACAATGTATATTTTACCAGCATAACCAACACCTTGTGCAGAAGCTTTAGTAACCTGATCAAAGTTTACTATAGTAAATCTATCCTCTGGATCCATAGGGAACGGACCTTTACCATATCCAAATTCTACTTCACCATTCAGTATCTGTCTAGACATTTCTAAAGGATCTGAACTTAAACCAAATTCTTCTACTTCAGTGAGAGATCTATATACAGGTCTTTTACCTTCAGACTGTTGACTATTAATAGAACCATTACTCTGTCTAAGATTAACTGGAACAATACCTTTTGGTGCAATTTGAGGCAGAGTTGTACTTACATTAGTAAAATAATCTGAGGCATAAGTCTTTACATACTTATCTATTATACTCTTTCGTAATTGTCTGAGTTTATTTATTTCAGTATTAGTTTTAGAACTACTAACATTCCATTTACGCATTTTAGCTCTAGCTTTGTCTGGCTGATAAAGAGCTAAATTGTATATTAACTTCTCACCATTTTCTGTAGTTTCTTCAATGATTAGATGTACTGCCATTCTATCAGCAGCATCACGTTCAGTCTTACGTGTCTCTTTATTATCAGTAACTATATAGTATGCTTTCTGTTTAGACAACCATCCTGGTATAGATAACTTATCAGCTAGTTCTACTCCAGGTCTACGTTCTCCATCGAACTGCATAGGTTTACCATTAGCCTCAATAGGCATTATTTCAGAAGAGTCAAAAGCATAGAAGAATGTAGAGTGAATCCTGTTCGTTTCTACTTTCTTTTTAGTATCAAGACCAGGAGATTTATCAGTCTAACCTAAGTAGTTAGCAGCTTCTTGAGTAGTAGCCATATCTACAGCATCTACTTGTTCAAATCTGCCTTGCATTTCTATTTCCTCATCGCTTACAGGAGAACCAAGAGACGGATCTTCATTACCGACCCAAGTATCAGTACCGTCAGTATATATTATATCATCTTGAGTTTCTAAAGGAACTTCCGCAGTTTCATCTGTAGAACCATCAAAAGATTCTGGAGTAAGAGTTACAGTAGGATTGGTCTATCTCGGACTAGTAGGTCTATCTGGTTTCGGTTCTTCTACAGTTTCCTCTGACTAAGTATCAGAATCAACAGTAGACGTATCTACATCAGCATCCTCTGCGCTACCTATATCTGCTATAGGTTCTCCGTCTTCTATTTTATCATACTTAGCTTTTAGTTCGTCTATTTCTAAGGTATTGTCGTCTACTCTATCTATCGTGGCTCTTTCTTCTTCATTAGAAGAACCAGTAGTAACCTCCGTTACATCGTTGTCTTCTACATAACTTTCATCAGCAACGTCATCTAGCATAGCGTCAATATCCTTAACTTCTGTAGTATCGCCAGTATTGTCTGTTACTTCGTCTACCTAAGTATCAGAACTATTTGTAGCTATATCATCTACTGGAGTATTAGTAGAATTTCTATCTACATCATCTGATACAGTATCAACTGTGTGTGATGCTTCCTATGATGTTTGTTTAGTATCGCTACCTTTATCTTCATCTGGCTCTACAGCTGTTTTAGTAGTAGTTTGTTCAGAAGTAATTTCTTGATCAACTATAGGAGTATCTAATTCTTCTTGATTTTCGAGCTACGCTTGCTGTAAAGACTTTCTAGTATTGCGCAAGTCTTCTCTAAACATAGCATTGGCTAAAGTACGTTCATTAGCCTCTACGTTTGCACTATCTTCTATATCTTTCCAACTTTGATTTACTTTATAGTTATAATAACTTATCAACTATCTTCTAGTAGGTTCTTCCTGAGTTTGATGTTCTTGCTTGTATTTTTCTGAATATTCAGTTAATACTGAATTTTTCTCAGCATCATCTAAGGTATTCCATAAAGGTTTTCTGTCTACTAAGTACCTGTTAGATATAGGTAATCTACCAGTATTATAAGTATTTAATTTGGTAGATATTATATTAGATATACCTGAATTAAGTATAGATACAGCCAACAAATCCTCTAACTCTTCAATATTAGCAGGATCTTCTAAAGTATTCATAGTGCCTTTAAATAGCGTATTATCTACTCTTTTTAAAGCATCTTTAGCATCTTTCTACTGTTTCTTTATAAACTCTTGTAATCCGACTATCCCTTGTGTAGATACATCTACGCCGTATTCATTTTTGATCTCTTCCAGAGTTTTCTTACGTTGATTCAAATCCTTATTTAATCTATCCAGTACTCTACTAGTAGCTCTAGTAACTAAAGCATTTACAATAGGAGCTCTAAATTCGGATAAGGATACAGGAGTTTGTTCTGAATCTAAACCTGAAGTATACGTATTATATTGTCTCTGTATGAACTGATTCAGTGGACTGTCTAAAGTCTCGTTAAATAACTAACCTATTTTTTCGGTTACTTTGCTATCTGCAGCGTCCGCTAATTGGTTAGCTTCATCAAAGCTGTTTACTAATTCTACATGGTTCTATACAAACATTTCAAAGTCTTTGCCAGACTTCCTATTTATTCCTAATTCTTTCAGGTTATCTGTTATCTACTTATTTTTATATACTCCATATACTAGATTAGACGTTTCGATATCTTCATCTATCATCTTATCGGTAACACCAGTACCCTTGTAGTCCTTCAAAGCTTCTATACTACTACGCAGATAATCTGGTCTATTGCCATTACGATAAGAATCTAAGAATTGAGCTACTTTAAAGCTTCTATCTACTCTATCAAGTCCTCTGGCAGATAACTCTTGTATACTTAAATCAGACTCTATTTGTTTTCTGGTTCTATTCAATTGGTATACATCAGGGCTAGCACCCATGAGAGCACCGATAAAGCTACCTACGCTCATGGCTTTTCTAAGCTGATCATCGGTGTTATACATATCGTTCCAATGCAAGCCATTATAAGCCAATGTAGCTTCAACGGCTGCAGTACCTGACTAAATGACACCATTCAAGAAACTATAAGGAGCTTCAGTCTACGTATCATCAACAGGTCTGTCCATATAACGTCTTTGAAAAACTCCCTGTTGACCTTCTTCTATACCTTCAGATATTGCCCGTTTACCTGTATTTATTGTAAAATTAGCTATAGATTCCAATGCTCTTTTAGTAGCTACCTTTTGCATTGGATTATCAAATACTTTATCGGCAATTTTACCAGTTCTACTTTTTACTGATTCTAATAGTTTTCTAGTTCTATCATTCTTCATAACAGCATTACCAATACCTTTAGCTATTGCTTTTGCTCCTATAGCTTCATTAACTATTTTACCAGTATATGACAAACCAAAGTTCTGTAAATAATCGCTAAGTGCTAAAGCATTATTGCCCTGCTCTATTTCAGTAAGACCTACTCTGGCATTTTTAGCAAAGGTATTATAGTTAGCATCTTCTGTCTGAATATTGTAAGCTAAACCGAATTGAAGTTTTTCTAAATCATCCATAGAAGATACATCATATCCTCTAGCTTCTAGACCAAACTCGTAGTCCTTCATTACTTTGTTAATGTCAAACTTATCAGAGTTTTCTAGTAACTTCTCTGTATATGACGACAATACTTCTGCAGCAGTTTCTTTATGTCTAAAGTAAGAAGTACTTAATAGGTTTACACCTGTTTCAGTTAATGCCCAAATACCTGGATGCTTAGAAGCTCTACCACCCCATTGTATTAACTTAGCTGTAGCCATAGTAGCTCCCATGGCTTGCAATTCTGACACACTACTACCTAGATGAGTTAAACCGTATTTATAAGTGCTAGGATCGAACAAAGATATTTCTACTTCATTTCTCTTTTGATCAAATGCAGGATCTATCTCATCAGGGTCATAAGTAATGCCGAGTGGTACTATACCAAGTAGAGGGTCATGAAGCATATGTTTTGTCTTCAATGCTTTCTACTTAGCTTTAATGTCTGACTCTTTTTCAAAAAGTGCTACATTAGCATCTTCTAAATTCTTGTTTAATCTATCTAATTTACTAGATAATTTAGCATTAGCAGTTAACTTATCATTAAGTTCATTATTAGTCTAGTTCCAAGATAAGTCAATAAGATATTGATTTCTATTGTTCTGCAACACAGAATTCATTACGTCTCTAGATACAGCTCTAGGATATAACTATCCAGGGTGTGTAAATGCTGGCTCTACTGCTTCACCGTAGAATATATCTCTAATATATGGATTAGTTTTAGCAGCTTCTTTTACCTAACTTTCCAGTTCTTGCACCTCAGACATCACTCTAAAGTAGTCAGGACCATCAATCGACAATTCGCTTAATAAAGCTTTTTGCTCTAGATAACGTTTCGCAGTCTATATTTCTGGTAACCACTTACCTTCTGTTTCACGTAACTCATTTACTCTAGCTTGTATATTTATAGATAATGCGTCACGTACATTTATATTTACAGCTTGATCAAAGTAACTTGTACTTTGATCATTCTTACCCTTATAGTCTCCATCAAATAGTCCTATAACTGCTTTACTTAAATTAGCAGCAAAATCGTATGTAGAACCTACTCCTGGTAGTTTGCCATCAGTATCTTCTAACTGTGAAGGCTCTTCTTGAAGAGAATTGTCGTAATTTTGTATGTTATAATTTAAATGTTCTTCTAATTCGTTCCAAGCCTCATCTCTGACAGCTCTTGTACCAGTTTGACCAACATCAAGCGTATTTAAGGAACTGATCCCTGATCCAGAGAAATCAGGGGCAGTTCTTTTATAATTTATTCTATTATGACTTAAACTTGTTCTATCCATATTAATTATTCATTATCGTCATCTATGTTGCTATAAGGAAATCTCATACTTTCTGAACGAATGTTCTACATCACATTCATATCAGTACCAGTTCTTCTAGAATTCTGGAATTGTATATCAGCAGCTACAGCAGCTTGACCAGAGCTAGGTATTACAGTAGCCACAGGTACCATAACGTATTCAGTATCATTCTTAGTAGTAATAGACTTACTATCTATATTATCTCTATTATCTAATCTTACTACTACAGACCCACTAGTATCACTATTATTCAAAGTTACTACTTCTAATCCTGCTTCTTTAACCGCATCATATAAAGATCTAGCATTTTCATCATCATCTTTACCAGATGAAGTAAAGAATTTATCTTTATTAAATTGATTTAACGGAATAAATGCATATTTAGTTTGATAAGTTTGACCACCGTCAGTTACCTGTTTAGTTTCAGGAGATATAATAAAATTATTAAATTCTCCATTATTCCACATATCTGTAAATATGGCATTTCTTGCAGTTTGTGTGCCTAACTAATTAACATCTCCGAGCATACTAAATGCTAATTCATCTTGTAATATAAAGTCACTAGATTTCTTTCCAATGTAATTACCATTACTATCTTTTTTACCAGTAGTACCATATTTACCATATATATCTATAGCAGTATCTGGATCTAATGGAGAAGAGAAAGCATTTATTACATAATCTATAGCTGCATTTCTACTTCTAGTATGAGAGTACACGGATTCAAAACTATTACGCAATTTATCTTGCATTACACTAGGGTCTAACTATTTTAACACAGCATCTCGTCTATCTTTTGATAATACATTTATACTATGTCTAGTTACAGCATTCATTTCTTCTGGAGTCATATCTGTAAAATTTTCGTATATTCTACGTCTAGAATCCATATGAACTTGTTCTGTAAGATTAAGTAAGTTATTAGGATTATTTTTGGCGGCAGCTGCAGCTCTAGCTTGTATCTTGGCGCTTTCTATCCACCATGGATCTCTTTGAGCCTAATCGTAAGCAAATTCTCTACCTGCGGTAATGAGTGTTCTATTAAGCTGTTCTTCAGCATTCTGTCTACTAAGACCTTGTCTCTATAATACTTCTAAATGCTTTTGATATTCTGGGGTATTCTGTATACTAGATGAATTCCTTTGAATTTCATAGTCTGTTCTATCAGTAGAAACTCCTTGATGAATCCATCCATCTTTAACTCCCATAAACCTAGCTTTCAGATTATCAACATATGGTCTTACTAAGTCTACTTCAGATTTATAAGCAAGAGGAGCAATATCGTTAAATATTCCACTATCTACTGTGTTATAGTTAGTGAAATCTACGTCATGCCAAAGAGGATTATACATACCTTTTATCATTAATTCCTAATTAGCTTTTTGTCTTGCTAACATTCCCTCTCTACTTTGCTTTAAATTACTGAGAGTAGCATAATCAAGATTAGCAATACGAGAATTCAATCTAGCTCTAAAGTTAGCATCTTTCATTGCATCTGGATTAGTAGCAGCTTCATCTATTAAGTCTCTTATCTTTCCTAAAGAGTTCTCATAGTATCTCTAAGTATCTACAGCAGAAGGAGATTGAAATTCTCCAAACTTACTAACAGTATTAGTGAATTCGTTAGCAGCTTGTTCAACAGCTTGTCTTTGCGCCTAACCTATTCTATACAATTCACCAAAATTAATTGGTACATAGGTATTCATTATGGGAGCTTCTGCAGCTCTATCATATCTATTAGCTTGCATCATTTACCTCCTTTTCTACTTATTGTATTACGGTTAGAATTCATCATAGCTCTGAGATCATCCTCAGTAAAACCAGCTTGTAAGAATCTTTGGTACAGAGGCCACATTTCCATATCTCTAGCTTTCTGGTTACGCATCAATTCTCTATTCTGAGCCCATTGACTTAACTGACTTAAACCAGCTCTGCGTATGTTTCTAGTAGTAGCTCTGTTTTGAGCATTAGCCTCGTTAGCTATATTTGTAGCATTAACCCATTGCTGTCCTAAACTATTCATAGTATTGGCATAATCACCTAAGTATTGGTTATTAACATTACTTTCTTGAGATCTTAAACTAGCTATAGCTCTATCAGTATTAACAGCTGATTGTAATCTATAAGCTAAATTAGCTCCTGTATTAGTATTAATTTGGCTAGCATTATAATTACTAGTAGCTCTATTACGATTTAAGTCCTCAATGGCAGGATTAATATCATATCTACGTCTACGCATAGTATTAGTAATGCTAGTAGCATATGGATTATATACTGCATCAACTGTTTCAGGTCTACCAGTAAATAGATTAGACATAATAGGAGCTAAAGAAGCCATACCTGACAAAGCAGAACCCCAATCAAATTTATTATTTTCAGGCTTAGGTTTGCTATAAGCATTACTTTTAGGTAAAGTGGTAACCTTATCTGCTTGAGAAGTAAGAGCATCTCCTAAACCTGCCATTTCATCATTAGTAGCAGTTAATAGTTCTGGATGTTTTGGTTTTAACGGGTTAACTGTACCATACCAAGTAAACGGTAACTCTGGTTTACCTTCATCAATTAATCCTGTATTCGTAGAAGTAGAAGTTGCTTTACGTCTACGTGTTGGAGTACTAGTACTTACAGTAGCTGTAGTCGATGTAGGTTGTGTATTACTAGGATTAACTGGTACATGATACCATTGATTATTACCAGTTCCCCATTGTACTCCAGCTCCCCATTTACGGTTTGGATTATAGATAGCATCTACTATTCTATCTCCTAAACCAGGTTTAATTTCATCACCTAAAGCAGCAGCTTGTATCTACTTAGTTTTAGGTTTAATACCTTTACTTTGTTTAACAGATTCCTGCATAGCAAATAACTAATCATGAATCATATTATTATTCATTTCATTTAGTTTTGCTGCATTCTCTGCAAATCTGTCATTATATTTACTTTTCTTTTTTGCCATCATTTTCTCACCAAGTTGTGCAAATGTTTCTTTTCTACCAGGTACTTTAAGTTTATCACTTAGTACTCTACTACCTTCAGGTAAACTAACCAAATTACTATCCGTAGGCTTATTGTTCTCTGGTACTTTACTTATACTTCCGTCTGGAGTCTATATTAATTCACCATCATCTACATACGCTAAAGAAGAGGACGTTCCTCCATTAGCCATAGTATCTGTATTCATCCCTATCATATCTTCATATGCTTCACTTTGTAGGTAATTAGTACCTTGTACAGCGGCTCTATTACTATAAGCATTCTTCTTAATTGCTGCTCTTTTCCTACGAAGTTTTCTATTACCGAACGCTCCAATTAGACCACTACCAAGACTACCTTCATCATAATCAGTAAAAGAAGTCATTCTAGCCTCTTCACCGGATCTACCTATTAGCCCTATGCCTGCTCCTACTGCAGCACCAATTGGACCAGCAACCTTAAAACCAGTAGCTGCACCACTAGTTATATCACCTATAGACTGTGCAACAGCTTGTCCTCCTGTAGTAGCATTAGATTTCTAAAATGGTGTTATTAAAGTATTTAGTACATCAGGAGCATTTTCAAGCATATTATTCCCAATTTCTTTAAATTGAGTTCCAAATGCATATGCTGGTACTTTTGTTTTCTTTTTACTTTTCATATTAAATTAATGAATTTCTATATGTTGTTGTAATCTACGGTATTTCAAAAGTATGATCTATATCAGAATCTAACTCATAATCACAAATCATATACTTACCTCTCAGTCTAGCAGGTAGTGATAACTCGTCTTCATTCTTATCTGCTCTAGGTACTGGGAATCTAAACGTATCTTCTCTATAATCAGTTATTATATGCTGTTCAGGAGTAATGATACTTCCTTCTTCATCAAGCTCCTATTCAGTATGTTCTCTAATAGCTTCTTGATGTTTAGTACTGAACTTCATATAATCTATGATATCATCTTTAATAGTTTCTTGATTGCCGTCTCTAAATTCTCCTTGTAATCTAACATTATCATATACCTTAGTATAAGGAGCATTTTTATTGACGACTAACTATAATTTAGCTTTTCTATCTAAAGGAGTTAAACCTATTACTCCAGTATCATGTAAAGTATGTAGTTCATTATCTTTTATTGCTACTACTCTATCAGAAATAGGTAACGACCATTTAGGATTAAATGTATAGAAAGATGTAAATCTACCTAACTGCTCATTAAATATTAACGGTTTGTTTAATATATTAAACCACACCTCATTATATTTCTTATCAAACAAGGACATAGCTTTTGTTCTATCTTCCTTAATGTTTTTATTAAAGTAAGATTGTACTTGTTTTTCTTTAGATAGCTAACTTACTTGTCCTGTATAAGAACATAACTCATTCTTATCATAATCATACCAATATAGTACATTATCTGAATTAATTATACTCTTATCGTTCTTAATAGAAGAACCATTAGTAGTAGTTACATAATCAAATCTACTAAGTATACCGCCAGTACCTAATACTAGTTGATTAACATTATCATCAGTAATGAGTGACCTTTCGTTAACAGATGCTATACCCAGTCCTGTATTCTAAAAATAAAACAGTCTGTCTTTAAATACTTTAAGGTTAGTTATGCTACCCCATTGATTATCTACATCTAAGTAATCAGCTACTTTGAATTTAGACCATTGATCTATTACTTCATTATTGGTTTTAGCCTGTGATGTTAATATTCTGTTGGTATATTTAACATCCTTATCAGCATACATAGAATTAGGTACATACAGTTTACCAGTATTCTATGCTGAGTAAACAGAGTTATATATAAAGTAAGGAAGACCCTATACGTGTATATCTTGCATCTATGTAGGTTCTAACTATAACCAAGAATCTGCAAAGTTTGAACTAGTTACAGTTCTATGAATCTAGTCACCGTGAAATAAATTCATATTAATAGTACTCTCAAATGGTATATAAGCTCCTATGTAATTCTTCATTCCATCCCATTCCTTAGCGTCAGGTAATTGGAATAGCATAGTATTAGGATAATCTAATAGACTTAAATAAGTATCTCCTCCAAATACATACTTGCTGTCGTGCGCTGCTATACTTATGTATACAGAATTCTGTCTGGATGAAAACGTATTACCACCATATATAGAATTGCCATCACGTTTAATATTAAATACAGGAATAGCATTAGTAGAATCAAATGGATGAAGCTCTGGATATTTGTTAGTAGGTACACTATTAAAACCTGCAAATGTTTTACTTAATTCAGGTACATGAGCTATGATACATGGACCAGCTGGACCTTGTAATGATTGATTGTCATTATGAATAAAATCAGACATAGAATAATTAGTATAAGTTCTATTACCAACATTTATTCTTTTAGCTACAACATCAGGAGCTCCATACATATTATAGTCTATATTAGGTGGATATTTAGCGTCTTCTATGTATGATATATCTTGAGACTGACCAAAAGTTGGAACAAAGTATTTAGCTATAGATGCTCCGCGATATACCTTCTTGCCTCTACTATCCTAATAAGGAAATCCTACTGCTAATACATTAAGATCCCATCTTCTACCATAGCCTACATAGGGTACGGTATCTTGCTGTAATACTTCGCCGTTTATCTGAGTAACATAATCTGCTGCAGCGAATATACTACGGCTTACACTGTTACCTATAGTATTACCATTAGTATAGTTGTCTTTAAAATCATCAAATTTACTATCGTTTACCTTTCCACCAACAAATGGAGAATAGTATGAACCGATTCCATCTAAGTACACACTTCCTTCAAATAATCTAGTTACATCATCCCCTTGTACGCATATCTCTGGAGATACAAGACGTATATAATCATTTGCCCTCATAGTAAGAGAAAAATTACCTACATCCTCTGCAGTACCTGTTGATATTGCTAATTGTTCACCAATCAAACTACAAAAGAAAGGTGTAGGTCTCATTTCTAAACTACTATCTAATTCAGATCCTTGACCAACCCACTTATCCTACTCTTGAATTCTATACTCATATACGTAACTACCTATAGTCTACATAAGCACAGTTCTATCACGCTCAGTTCTATCGCAACGAACTATTTCATAACTTACTGCGCCAACAGGCATTTTCTTTACTTTAAATTCTATACCTAAAGCGTTACCTATAAGTGTATTGTTCTCATATCTAAACGGAGGCATTTGAGAAGCATGAGGCATTCTAATATCACCTATCCAGAGTACAGGAGAAGCTACAGATTTATCATTATAGAATATTATACCAAATCTATATACTTCATCTCTCTAGTATCCTCTATAATTAGCGGCTATATATGGATCAGCATAATTAGGTATATATGGATTATTCTTCTGCTCTTCAGTAGGCTGTACTATTTCAGGCATTTTATTATCACCCATGTTTATATACCTAGTATTATTTCTAACAGTAGGTACATCCATACTACAGGATTGATCCAATCTAAACTTATCTTGTTTACTACTTAGATTTATATCTGTAGTTACAAAGGAATACTCTATATTAATACCGTAACCACCTAATTCACCATCTTTATTGTATATATATGTATTCTAAGAATTAGATGCATCTTTTGTATACTTTACATTATTAAATGGATTTATACAATCGTGAGTAGTAGGAATACGTTTAATAGCTTCATCATCTGTTATAGATATACGAATATTATTACTATCTAGACTAGATAACAGCTATACACTTCCTTCTGAGTTAGCTCTGTAAGCTCTAGCATCATAATCGTTACCATCTTCATCTTCTGGTATCCAAGTATTCTCTGTTACATTAGCTGCAAATAATCTATTTTGCATTTTTGCAAGAGTCTACGCTATAAATTGATAACCAGTCATAGCATTGAATTCATCTACAGATATATTACTTAAAGTAGCTCCATAATCTACATACTGTATATTTGTCTGACCATCTGGTATATCTATCTCATCTACTATACTAATAGTAGGAGTAGCATTATTCTATTCATAAAATATACGAATTACTCTTAACTTATTAAAGTCCTAGAGAGATAACTCAGTAGATAGCATTACTGACTTATTTGATGCTTTATTTAGACCAGTGCCTTTATATTCAGAACTACCTTGACTAGTTACACTATTAGTTAAGTGAATTAACTCGCTCATTGGAGAAGTAACAGTCTCAGTGCCGTGTACATTAAATAATTGATAACAATATGTTACCATTCCAGCTTTAAGATTACCTTCAGATAACCAACGGAACTTAAATGGCAATAAACTTACTACAGGTGTTATTTCTAATGAGCCAGGATTAATTATATTTCCATTCTCATCTATAAGATTAGAATTGTCTATAAAATCATTACTCATCATATTAACAATCTTAATAGGACTGTTTCCATCAGTAAAGTATATTTTTATATTAGTATCTGATTCATAGTTACCTACAATACTTAGTGTAGGATTTTTAGATAAATCTTCACATAAACCTAGAGCTCCTTTACATACTAATTTAATTTGAGGCATATTACTATCAAACCCCATTAATCTGTATATCTTATTAATATTATCAGATGTTTTAGTTATTACTACTGCAATGTCATTTATAGTAGTAGTACCTATTATAGTCTCATCTTTAGGTATAATAGTATCGTATCTTCTAGGGTTCTCTATACTTTGTAATACTCCTGTAGTTCCTCCATCGTTGGTGACAACACGGACATCCTCAGCATATCTGTACTGAGTATCCGGTATCAAATTTACGTCCTAGTCCATATTAAGACCACCCGTAAATGTATTAACTTGTGCAGTATTACTTATCATATCAATCTTAATGCGCTATCTTGGTTATATAATATCTGTTCTTCGCCACTAGTACTGAAAAAAGTATCGTGGTCGTTCATCTCTGGGTACAACTTATGCCAGGTGTTCTTTATCGATTCTATTTCATCTGGTCCTGGAGACATGGCTTCAGCGTAGGCCTATTTGCGATAAAAATTCCAACTATTCCTCATATCGTAGTAGTCTGATTGGCTTATCTACCCTTTTAACTTTAGAGGATAAAAGTGTTTAACTCCTAGATACCACAATAAAGCTTCTTTATAAGATTCTAAATCCGGTATCATTGGCATACTGTCTTCATCAGTATATATAGCATAATAGGATATCTTAATGTATCCTCTAGGTACATTAGTCATTATATAACCAGGTTTGGTCATATACTATAAATCATAACTATACATAGTACCATCTTTATGCCCTATTCTGTTACCTAGATATCTACCGTTTGCTGTAGGTACGGTATTCTAGTTTATCAATACGCTTAATGTTTCTCTAAGGTTGTTATCCTCATTTAACTTGTCTAATGCTTCTCTATCATTAGTAAGATTAAACATATTCTTAACTAATGGAAACATAGCAACATCCTGTACTAACATGCAAGCCTTACTACAACATTGATTATCATGAGATACACCGAAACTAGATGTAGCTTTTCTCATAGGTAACCATCCTCCATTACAGCAGTATGAGTACGCTACCTAATCTAATTTGTATAAATCACACGGCAACGATACTTGATGACATTCTATTGGAAGTATTTCTACTTTATGTTCAAACTACTATATAGCCCCAATCTTAAGCATTCCTTCAAGCAGCCACTCCTTCCAATCTGATATTCTTATCTAGTCCTCCTATAAATTGAAATCTGCAATAGCCTTTGCTATTACAGTTTTAGAGGATATCATTCTGTTGTTTATCATAATTCTATATAGTCTCTTATACGATTTTTAATTATTTTACAGAGGTCCCTCTTATTATCTCTTGAAGCTATAAACTAATACTTAGTTTTATTAGTAAGTAGACTATCTTTCTTTGACCAAAAGAATCTATACTTATAATAATTACTATGGTCATTAAGTAGGTATACAGGCTTACCAGTTTCTTTTGTAGCTTTCCAGTCCCATCTAAGACTTTTGCCTGTAAATTCTTTTGGCTGATGTTTAATGATTTGTAAAGTACCTAATCTACATGGAAACTTGAATTCTTTACAATTGTACATTACTTCATCTCTAATGTACTAAAAATAGTCATTAATAATGTTCTTATACGTCTATAAGTCAATATCATATGGCGTATTAGGCTCTATGTACTATTTATAGCTCTCATAGAAATCAGTAGTAGTATAGCTCTTTCTCTAATATTTCATACATCAATTATTTATCACTAACTCTGTTCTATGTATCATCATGCGCATCATTGGTATCATCACTAGGCATAGTAATCATAAAACGTAATTCTCTCTCTAATATCATCTATGTAATAGTTGGTATCATTGCAGATGGTATAGGGAACTCACTATCTGGATCAAAGCAAGCGTTAAGCTCTGTAGGGTCTTCAGCTATTACATCTACACTGATATACTCTAGCTGATTAGAATCTCCATCTACGTATATTCTATTGTTTTTAACCCATGCAATATAGTCTTTACATGTAGCTTTTCTATACTTCTATAATTTAGCTTTAGTACGACTGCCTATCTAAATTATATTACCAAACATATCACGTACATTTATTACTCCAGGTCTATAGTTAAAGTCTATTAACTTAGGGAGTTCTTTATCTCCTACATAAGTAAAGTAACCTGGTACAGTTTCTTCACGATCTAAATGGATAGGTTCTATAGTAGTAAGATATAATTCGTTTATATCTCTTCCTTTATCTATGTCTTGCTTTATTAACATAGCTCTGTAACCTATAATCCACTTTTCAATTTGTGCTCTACTTAAATGCTCAGACTCTGCAATATTATTATTGCGAGCAATAAGTAGAATATTATCAATTAACTAGTTAAGTGTCATATCTTATTTCTAATAACGTTATAAGCCATATAACGCATTTTAAGGCTGTTATAGGCACTTTCTATTATCAGTAATACAATCCTTTAATTTAAGTAATAGCGGTCTTAAAAGAGCTTAAAATAAAAAAGGTTGATCTTATTGACCAACCTTATCCATTGCATTCTTCATATCCTAAGGAAGCATTTCCTTCATAGGTGGTGGTACCATCTAATTAGCTTTCCTTATTATATTTTTTAATTCGTTAACTTCTTTTTGTAAAGCAATTATTTCATCATTTTCTTTTGCCGGCTTATCGTTTATTCCTAGCTTATCTAGGAGAGCCTAACACTTAGCCATTTCTTCATCACATTTAGCTATGGATTCTTTTCTTTGTTTATAAGTGTTATATTGATTGCGTACTATATTTATAATTTCCTATTTATCTGTAGATATAGTAAGACCTAATGCACTATCAGTTATTACTGATTTATTCTCAGGTATAGTGAACTTTTTAGTTTCTCCATTACACTATATCGTTATATCTACTACTCTCTTTCTAGTCTGATTGGGCATAGGAAATTGCCCAGGTGGTAGTGGCTCATCATATACTGCACTTACTTGAGTAACAGAACCTTCATTATACTCAGTAGTCTTCTTGAATGTGCCAACTACTTCGATTATATATACTTTATCCCCTATACTTAGTTGATTGAATAACATAATAAGTTAGTTTTATAAGGGCTCAATTAAGAGCCCTTTTGTTTATTATTACGCACTTGGTGCGGTTATATTTGCAGGATAAGCATTCACTAACTAATAGACATTATTACATTTATTATAATATATTAAATATCTAAAGTTTAGTTGTAGGTTACCTGCTTGTACATCTTCTTGTAAAGCGTTGCGAAGCATAGATTGATTATTATTTTCACTGTTACCATCTGATAAACCTACTGGTAATGAAGCGCTAGCTTCAGCAGAAGACTGTCTTACATCCAGAAAGAACAATCCTTCGTTTGGTAAACTTCTATACTCTTGATAATTAACGTCATATCTTACTTCAGTAGAAGTAGCTACTACCCCAGTAGTTTTAAGTACTGGAATTCCAGATATAGTATTTAATCTTCTACGACGCCTTCCAAATAAAAATGGACCCCAAAATGGGAATAACGGTTGTACATTATAGAAAGGATACATAATTACCTCCTTTCTTTATTAGCAACCACAACCACAACCATTGTTATAACCTACTCCATTAAAGGCTGCATCACCAGCATAAGCTCCCATAGCAGCAGCTCTAAATATTTCAGGATTATAGCATGACAATTGTGGGTAAGGAACGCTTACTGTATTAGGTAATTTACATTTAATACCATCCACATCTGACTGTAAAGAGTTCAGTTTAGTTACAATCGGAGCAGTAGCAGAGCTAATCATATTACCAAAAGTAGCTGTCTGATGTTCCTGACTCAACTGAGTAAGCAGTGTAGAGTTTCTCTCACGTAAGCTATCAATCTTATCAAGCAAAGCCTGATTCTGCATAGCATCCAACTTAGCGATTATAGATTGAGTATTAGCTGTGCCACTATCACGAAGAGCTAAAGTATTACTGTTCATAGTATTAACTAAGTTGTTAGTCTGATTACATACAGACAACTGGTTTTCATAACCCATCTTAGTAATATTGTTATTTACAGCATCAATAGATCTCTGAGTAGTGCAGCAGCAATTAGCTAACTCAGAAGCAAGAGTTGCATTGCCAGAAGTAATAGCATTGATTACTTCACAGCTAGACAATTTAGTATCACAAGAAATCTGACTTACACCAGAATTGATAGTATTAAGAGCTGTCTGAACAGCATTAATATCACAATTCAAAGTATTAGACAGTGAGCTTATAGCTTCCTTATTACCATTAATAGCTTGCATTAACAGGCTGGTATTAGCATCAGTATTCAGCTGAGAAGCTAAACGACCTGCGTCATTACCTCCACGACCGAAACCGTTACCACCAAAACCACCCCAGCAGAAGAAGATCAAAATGATCCAAATCCACCACCAACCGCCGTTTCCACCGAAACCACCGTTGTTCATCATAGCCATCAAAGCAGCCGGATCCATACCTTTATTAGCGTTTTGCATTAGAGCAGCAAGACCAGCGTCAATACCGCGATCCTGCACAATAATTCTATCTTCTAACATAATTGATTTAATTTAAAAGTTGATTTTTATTAATATCTAACGTAGCGAACTGCTTTGCCACGTCCATATTCTGAATAAGGTTCGTACTCTTTTTCTCTTTCGAGCATACGTTCATAATCGTCTTCATAATCTCTAGCTCTACTAGTAGAATATACTCTACGACCACCACGCATCATACCACCTCTTCTACCACCTCTACGGAATAAGCCTATGCGTTCAAATTCGTCATCATCATCATCTTCGTATTTGTCACGCTTTTCAACTTCTTCCTCATAGCATTCCATTTCAGCTTGTCTGATCTTATCACACATAACGTAAATATAGTAATACCACATCTTACCTTCATCAATGTCTTTATCATTGATCCAAGCCTTTGCCAATTCAACAAAATGCTTAGTACTATTAGAGTTAGTCATACTTATAATTACTTTATAGTAATCAGAATAAACCATGTTAAGTGCTACGAACCAATCATAACGGTTAAATCTGCTACCCAGATTTATTCCATATTGACTGGCTAATGCGGTAGTTTCCTCTACAGACCAATGTGGTCCACGAGTACCATCCTCATTCTCCATTTTACTTACAGCTTTACGGGCATGTTCCTCGTTGAAATGAGGACCGTGTTCTGCTTCGTAAGCCTTTACACGAAATATTCTATGCATATTATTATTGATTAATATTATTGAATATATTGATTATTATTTAGGTAACTCGATTATACGAGTATCGGTTACCTTGATTATCGGATTACTGTTAACTATCTAATATTTTTTGGTACGTATACGTTTCCAATCAAAGTGGAAGAACCTAACGAAAGCATTACGATATTTGTTTTTATATTCTTTTTTCTCTTCTACAAACAGAATCTATTGATTCTTAATATCTAATGTGGCTTTAAGGATTGAATCCTTTCTACTAACTATGATAGTTGTTAATGGATTAATTTTAAGTTCTTCGTCGAAATCTATTAGCTTATGTTTTATAATAGTTCTAACTGAATCTTTAATCTCGGTATTGATTACATTTATATTAGTTAGGTTCTTGTCTTTGATTTTAAGCTTTTTCTAAGCATCCTTGGTTTCTTTTAATAAACTATCATTACTAGTATTTAATTCTTCTATAGTAAGCTATAGTACTCTGTTTAACTATTCCTTCTAGGACGCTAATTGTTCATAAGCTCTAACATTGTTAGTTGTTCTGTCAATCTCTTTATTCTTTTTCTATAGCTAATGGTTCTAAACAAAAACAGTCGCAATAAGTAAACTAACTAAACCTACTGCGACTGCTCTGAAATTCCTTGTAAACCAATTAACTATCAGCTTTAGTATTGGAATCATCTGGTAATTCTTTATCTAATGTTATATCTAAATATTTCTCTCCTTTTGCTTTTATAACCTTCTTGAGTATTTTCCATATCTTCCATTGAGGATATAAGTCGCTAAATGATTCTAGTAACGACCAAAACTCAACTAAGGCTATCATTCCTGCTACTATTTCTACAGCATGCAGGTTAATAGAGGTTACTACCAGCTAATCTATTATTGACGCACTAGTTATTGCTACTGCTGCATCTCTAGTCTTCCATATAGTTTTCCATGCTTTATGTGATTCAATCTTAGGATGCCCATATTTTTTAGAGACTTTATAACCATAGATAGCATCAAGTAGTATCAATGCACCGACAGCAGTGATAGGAACCCATACAGGCGCGAATATAGAAAGTAGCCCAGTTATAACAGAAGCTACGCATTTATCCGCACTACTAAACATGTTCTTAAATATTGACATAGTATGTTCTCCTAATTGTTGGTAATTCATAGATAATAGCTGATAATAAAAATCAAATAAGCCCTAACAGATTAAAAGGGGAGTAAAATCTGAGAGGGCTCGAAATTCCGTTTGAGATTATAATTATATAACGATAAGGTTTATTTAAGGTTTCCGTTTTGAAAATCTTCTTGCATAAACTAATAGCTCTTTATAGCGTAATATTTTCTTTAGTAAGTTGATGCCATTACAATGTTTAAGCCAACCTATATGACTACACATTTCTTGTTTGTAATCTTCTACTGTAATGTGTTTCTTTCTACCTAATCTAGCAGCTTTCTTGCACATACTACGCTTAATATTCTTTCTTACTAAAGTATAGTCATGCCTTATTACATAACCTACAAATGATATTCCTCTATCTTCCACCTTAAATACCTGATAGTTATCTTTAAAAGATAATTTTAAAGTAGCTATATACTACTTCATTTCTTCAAATAAACTCCATAGGTATTCTTTATTATTATGCAATATTACTATATCATCTGCATATCTGAAATAATATTTGACCTATTTATCTTCTTTAAGCCAATGGTCAAAGTAAGTAAGATATAGATTAGCAAAGAACTAAGATAAGTAATTACCAATAGGTACACCTTCTGCTGAATCTATTATTTCATCTAATAGCTGTAATAACTTCTAATCTTTTATCTTCTTTCTTATTATACTTTTTAATACTTCATGATTTATACTGGGATAGAACTTTCTAATATCTAACTTAAGACAATAAGTAGTGTTATCTACATCTTTTAAAGCTTCTTTAACATTATGTAATGCTTCATGAATACCTCTGTGTTTAATACAGCTATAAGTGTCTTTAATAAAGATAGATACCCATATAGGTTCCATTATATTCATTACAGCATGATGTACTATTCTATCTGAATAATAAGGTAATCTGAATATTAATCTTTCTTTAGGTTCTCTAATTATAAATGTATTATATTCAGAAGTTTTATATGTACCGTTAATTAAATCCTGCTATAATTTTTTAAGTGATTCTTCTTTATTCTAGTCAAACTCTTTGATATCTTTTCTATTAGATTTATTTCTTCTAGCTTTCTTATCTGCTAAATATAAATTGTCTAAGCTAACAATCTTATCGAATAAATTATTATATCTCTTCATAAATAATATTTTCTGAAATACCTTCGTGCATCTTCGCTTTCGCTACTAATGCACTTAAGAAGCATGTCATATTTTACCAAGAGGTAAGGTTCAGCCCTTGATTTTTTGTCAGTTATAATTTTTTACGTATTTCAGTGTCCTGACATTAGCATTGGAATTGTCTAACTCATTGTTAGAATTCAAATTGAACAAACCCGCATTAGACTCATTGTCTGAGTTACTGCTGATTTACTCACGACTGCAACCTTTTATTGGTTAATTAAAACCAGTTTTCTTCAGATTCTATAGAATCTATTTGTTCGTAATCTTCATCATTTAATTCCAGTGTAGCTGGAGCAGCTGGCAATGCCGGTTCACCATAGAAGGTAATTCGAGTCCCGACATGAGCATGGGAATAGTCCAACGCATGGTTAGAATTCAAAAGGAACAAACCCGCACCAGACCCAAAGTCCGAGCGACCGCCGATTAGAAGAGTTCTAGGTGTAGCTGTAGCACTAGTCCAGTGATAATCACAATAATAAGTTGTAGCACTAGCTCCATTTCCTACTACAGTTGGGAATAGATCTGCCTAATTATTATTAACGAGTTTTTTTACATATTGACTAGTAATTGTACTTTCTTTAAAGTCTTGTAATTCATAACCTGCTGCAATTAATTGCTCTGCAGTAGGATTGGTTCCTCCTTCAAATGTACCAAACTTAGTATAATCTTTGCAGATGTATACACTATTATCAGTACCAGCAACTACTACATCAATTACATTCTTCCACACATGACCAAATGGATTCTCAATACCACGGTATCTAGGAACATTAACTACCTTAGTACCAGTAGACGTACCCTCTGCATTAGTATTAGTATGCGTATATTCGATTATACCAGTACCGTTACCTAATGAATTAGTAGTACCGCAAGGTACAAATGAATAAGTAGTAGCTCCATTTACAGTTACAGTTTCTGAAGTTACTCCATCACCCAAACCACCTTGATGATAACCTTCTGCAGTTAAATTAGCATTAAATGCTTTCTGGCTATTCAATGTAGCATATTCTACTACGAATAACCAAGTGAGATCTCTGTGAGCATCATAAGTATAGATATTCCAGTTGTTAGTTCTATTGTTATTTCTAGCCATAGTCTGGAATTCTGTTCTAGTTTTGCTTATTATAGGAGCAGTATTACGAACTTGAGTTCTTAATAAATTATTATGACTCGAACTATCTAGATTTACACTTCCCTCGTATGCACCGATATATTTCTTCTCTACTTTAGTGTAACCAGGAAGATTGTATTCACTCATACGGATTTCAACTGTATTATCTGGAGTAGCTATAAGTAATCTATAATGTTCTGGAATTTCTACAAAAGCTTCTACACTAACCCCACTACTATCTTGAGATGAGGTAGTACCATCTTCCCACTTAGTCCAGTCGTTTGCTTTTAAGTATTTCTTAACGTTATCTGTATTGCTGATAGTACACCCTCTCATCTTACTCTGGATAGGAAGTGTTCTGTGCATTTCCATATTACCAGTACGTACACCATCAGGACTAGAGCTATTAGCTAAGTCAAACTTAACTCCATACCACAGTTCACTCTCATTTCTACTGAGCTTACCAATCTCTTCATCAAGAGTAACAGCTGCACTTATAGCACTAGGACTATTTGCTAAGTAATTAGTACTTGATAAGTCAGGCATTTCATTAGCTTCAGTTAAACCTACTTTATCATTTACTTTAAGTATTGTACTTCTAAGCTCTGTAATATCCGCATTTAAAGCTGTCTCTAAACTGTCAATATTACCTTGAAGTTCTGTATCCTTAGCTTTGAGTTCTTTCACTGCATTCTCTCTTGCAACTTTTTCATCATTGATTGCATCAGGAAGAGTCTCGTTGATAGCTAACTTTTCAGCACCAGTCATTAAACCAGCAACAGTATTAGTAGCAGGAGTAATAGTAATATCAGCTAAAGTAGACTGTACATATTTACCTCCCCTCTTTTCTACTCCAGTAAGACTGATAGTAATGTTATTAACATCAGTCTAGTCTAATTGGAATGTACTCAGCAAGTTATCAGGCATAGAGTTAACTACATTCTCCATAGCTTTACCCTTACCACCATCATAAGCAGTACCAGTAATATCACCAATAATAATGGCATTAGAATCGATGTGTACCCATTGTGAACCGGACCATCTAAACTGATAACTTACTTCACCAGGAGTTACATTGACATATATTTTATCTCTCTCACCTACTATAGGAGTTTCATGTTCAGCGTCTGCATATAACTGTATATCCTAAAGTACTCCAGTAGGGGATACAGTATAAGTAGCATGTGCATCCATCACATCATCAACATATGAAGGCAATTGACTAGCAGGTACTTTACCATTACCATCAAGTTCAGCAAGACCATTAGGTTGACCTTTTAATGCTTTGAAGTCCTATAAGTCTTCATTCACATCATCAATCTTAGTATCCAGTCTATCTACTTGAGCTTTTACAGCAGCATCACCTTTATTAATAGCATCTACTATACTACTACCTTTAAAGTAGTTATTGCTACTATTGTCAGGCAAAGATATAATGTCACTATTCTTATCATAGTTTAAACCAACAGATTGAACAATCTCTTTAATATGAGTCCATTGGTCTACATTAGCATCTCTATTCAGTGGTATCCATTTCTTAAGATCAGGACTATATGACTTAATAACATTACCAGTACTGTCTGTTGCTAAGTCAATCCAGTAAGAAACCTCTTTAGGATTTGGAGCATACTTAGATGCTATGAAATTAGGATTTTCTTGTTTAACCATATTTGCAAATATTTAATAATTAAATAATCTCCTGTTCTGGAGTATCGTATTCTTTCTATCTCGTATATTCATCATTGAAATATACAATATTGTTTTCATTATGTTATTGGATTTAATGCTACAACTTGACCAGCTTCAGTCTTATCAAAGTAATTAACTACAGCAAATTCCTCATCTGCTGCCTAACCGTCTCTACTGCTTACATAACTCCTAATAAACTGCTGACCTCTCTTTTCACTATTACCCGCTACATATCCATATCTGAATGCAGTACTTATACTATCGTTGTATATAGTGCCATTCTCATTCATAGCGATTACTTTAATCTATCCTTCCTCAGTCATAGTATCAGTATTCAGACATCTAACAGATCCTATTATTATACCTCCGTCTACATTAGTCTAATCATTCCATGTCTTATACTATTTACCATTAAATGTAACATAACCATTAACGGAAGTACTTAAAGTACCTTTATGTGTAAAGTCTCTCTATATCGTTAAATTGGGCATACCTTCTACGCTATCATCTACAGGATTAATTTTATACCATCTATCAACGTATTTAACAGCTTCTCCAACCCATATTTTATTAGGCATACCTTCTTCAGACACCCAACCATCTTTATCAGCGAATACAAATGATTGACCTGTTACTCCCATATCACTACCCTTCATTTGATATGCTTTTACTATAACTCCTCCTTTATAAGCAGTACATTCAACAGTCACAATACCGTCATCTTTATTTCCAAACCAGTTTCCTCTAAGCTATACAATTAACTATTCCGGCATAGTTAAACTAGGATCATTAGTATATACATCTTGTATGGATTTAATGTCTACCATTACACACTCTGCTCCAGATTGAGTGTTATCGCCTCCCCAGTATAAAAACGGTTGAGTTCTATTTTCAGACGAACCCCAACCCCATCCCACCATGACACCAGGGATACCAGGAGCGTTAGTGATGTTAGTACCGGTATCAAAATCTCTACCGTTAGAATCAGTCCATATGAATCTCAACTATATACTATTGAAATCATAGAAGTAAGCTACATCATCCCTAGTAGGCCATATATGATTTACTCCATCAAATACATCAGATATATTAGTATTGCCTACAGTTCTCTTTTGTAGGGGAACTGCTCGTCCCCCTGCTATACCTAACTCTAACATTACTCACTCTCCTCATCAATAATATTATAAGTCATACCAGCTACTTTAGTAAGCTGATTATATTCAGCTTCAGTACCTGTCCATATAGGTAATGATATCTTACCACTATTGGCACTAGGTAATGCTAGAGTAACACCAGTACCCTTGTTCATTGCTTGCTGTACAGGGTCTAATACAGATATCTTATTCTCGCTAATCAATCTATTTACTAACTGAGTAATATACTCCTCATCAAGCAGCTCACCAACATTGCCAAGATTATTTTCAATACTAGTAATCTTATTGTTAATGCTAGTTATGTTCTACTCAATATCGTCTATACTAGATTCAAGATTAGTAATTCTATTATTAACCGTAGTTATCTTACTATCTAAACCATCTACATAAGTCTTAAGTTCATTCTTAGCTTTAGTGATTTCACTATTTATATAGCTTCTTAAATCACTAATCTATTGATCAATCTTACTATCTAACTCTTGAATATTCTGAGTTAATTTAGTAATATCTTGGTTTATATCATCAATGTTATTATTAATATTTGTAATATCCTACTTGATATTATTAACATCGCCTTTGATATCATTAATCTCATTTCTAATATTACTAATTTGAGTAGTTAACTCTTCTACTTTCTGATTAATATACTACCACAGTTTATTAACTTCCTCTTTCAGTTCATCTTTAAACTCAGCTAATTCATTTCTGATTTCAGTTATAGCTTCATTAATAAACTGTTCTATCTATTCAAGAGCCTTATTGATATAATCAATGATAGCATCCGCTTGCTTATCATTCAGATCTAGCATCTCCCATGTATTAGTATCATTACGATAATACCTAATACAACCACCATAGTAATTAGAGGTAACGTCAATCCAATAATCTACTTCTAGAGGATTAGGCTACGTATCTGATGCTCTAAATCTAACTATCTCTCTCTGTAACATATATTATGCTTTAAATGTTGTTATTTTGTCTTCTGTTCCATCATCATATACATCAATATGAACCCAGGTAACATCTTCCTCTAAACGTACTTTACATGGTAATAACAAAGGTTTAGCCTTTATTATCTCTCTTATTTCTTCTGCAGTCTTATCATCACAAGTAAAGTCAATGGCATTACCTGTACAATTCCCCATAAATACAACCTTTCCGTTACGCCTAGTTATTAGAGTTGTGTTTTCATTATTAACACACCATACTACTCCTTTATACTTTTTAGTATAATAACAGTCACGTTGTACGTCACTACAGTCTTTAGTCTAAGTTATAAACAATTTATAAAAGTCTTTTACATTATAACTGCAACCACGAATATTTACCTATACGTTTTTTTCATGTTTCTTTACGCATCTCATTCCACATAATATAGACATTATTTGTAAAATATCTGTATTATAATCATCAGTAGAGTATATAGTGATTCCACTATTATTATCTCTATTGTCAAAAGTACCATCAAACTTAGCGTATGTAATTATTAGCTGCTTTAATATGTCTGGTTTAAGAGATAAGAACCACAAAGGAATCTTTTTATCTAGGCCTATAATCTACTTAACTTGACATCCTGTAGTAGAGTTAATATAATAAGAGTATACACCTTGGCATCCATTCTTTTCGTGACTTTTACTATAATTTTTTGTATAGTTCCAATGTAGAGCGGATAATATATCTTCTAATTCTTTTTTATCTCTTTCTTTCTTTAAATTAAATCTATACGCTACACAATTTCCTTTTATTTCTAAATATCCATCTGATATTACAGCCATACAGAAACGGAGCAGATTAATATCATATTCATTATTACAAGAAGATAAACCTGCTGTTTTAAATAATTTTCTACTACCGTGTATTGAATCTGCTAGTTCTATATGATAACCGTTATTCTTTTTCAGACTATTTAAATAGTTCTACCATTTCTCACTGATAACCTTATTAGTTACACGTTTGTATTTTCCTGTCTGATTTTGAACTATCATTCTATGTTTATCTGTTACTGCATAAGAAATATGTTGATTCTCTGCACATAACAGTTCTCCATCGAAATCATATCTTATTATTCCATCTATAGGCTTCTGTTCTATAGAATCATTCTATATATTATATGTAAACAACATGTCAGAATTTAATATGTTATAATATTTCTTCCAACCGTTGTTAGTCAAAACCTCTGTATCTTTATCAAAACAGTGCCCGCTAACATATACTCCTTTCTTACTCTTTACTAAAGGACACAGGTTGCAACGCATACCCCTTTGATGCATAGTACTCGTATTAATATGCATTGGCATTCGTAAAATATCAGTACGTAGACACAGTAACACATGTAGTAACTAAGTACTTAAGAACATCCATGATTGTTCTCCAAACCTACTATATATGTGATTGCATACTAATTCCTTTACATCAAAGTAAGGTTTAAGCTGTTTAATTATTTCTTCTCTCGGCATCATTGTTATTCATCATTAGGGCATCACCAACTAGATTGGCTGCTACGTTCATACCAAATTGTTTAGTATCATTATCTATCTCACTTACCTTCACGTTGATTTGAAGGAGCAGAAGATATATCTGCTCCAACAATTCTCTATCTGTCATATGTGCTAAGTACGGATTCATTAGAAACTAATAGTTTGTTCTCCAGTTTGTAATGTAAAGGATCTAACTAACTTATATCTGCTATTTTCGAACACATATATATTACATGTATCTCCAGCATAAGCTGTTCCTCTATTCATAACTAATCCAGAAGAAGTCTTCCAAGTAAAAGTATTCGGAATTAGAAATTTCAAATATAATGTAGAACCTACAACTGGTGTTACTCCAAGTGGGAATAAATATGCGCTATCATAAGTTATACTTGTAATAGTTAGCTTATTGCTAGATTGCACTTTCCCATCTTGAATAACATTTACAAATGCTTGAGCACCACTCTCTGCTTGAGTTAAAGTAATCTTAGCAGTTCTCTAGGTTGTTGTTTCATTCTCTGCTACAGTTATATACTTAGTGTTGGTTGTAGTTCTCGCAGCAGCAACCCAAGAATTATTTGACGAGAATTCATAATCTAGAGATTCTGTAGTTTTACTACCGTCGCTTTTAAGTACAGTCTTATAAGATTGCACTGTAAGAGTCTCATTAGTTTCTGCTGCAGTTACACTTAAATTCGTTGGAGTTACGTTAAACGTATATGTAGGAGTATAACCGCTTTGAGTTATCTCTATAGATTGAGTCTTACCAGATTCATTCTATGTAAATACTAGAGTAGTACTTCTAGTACTAGAAGTAGTGTTTTTCAGTACCTCTACAGTTATTTTTCCAGTTGTAGATACAACTACCCAATCAGTACCACCAGAAGTTAAACTATAGCCTATATTACTACCATTCTTAGTAGATACTGTTCTTGGTATGAAAGAGTAACTACTATATGGAGCATCATATGTATTTGGTGTTATTGTAAATACATACGTATCTGCTACGTATGCATCTTGACTAACATTAACGGTAAGTGTCTTACCAGAACCACTCTGAGTTAATACTACTTCTCCACTTCTTGCAGATCCACTATTATCAGATGCACTGATAGTCACTTTACTACTAGTAGTAGAAGTAGTTATCCAGCTAGGTTTACTAGACACACTCCAAGATTGACTACTACCATTCTTAGTAGATATTACAGGTATATTGGCAGCAGTTCCATTAGCAGAGAAATTCCACGGGAAGCTTGCACTAGTATCTGAAGTACGACCATCTTCCCAAGTAAATACATAATTATCTGCAGGTGGAGTATACCCTGTTTGGGTTAATTCAGCATAATCTCGTTTACCAGATTCATCCTAATCAAAATATACTTTTGCTGTTCTACCAGTAGTACTAGTAGTAGATTGTATAGTAAACGTAGAAGTACTCTTGTTAAATGAAGCCCATGAAGGTAATGTACTACTATCTATACTATAATCTACATCATAAGTACTACTACCTACTGTCTTATATGAAGTAATAGTTACACTACCTGAACCACCACTAGAATCTACGCTAACCTTATACGGATTAACAGAGAAGGTATAAGTAGTAGAAGGTGTAGCTCCACTTTGAGTAACAGTACAAGTAGCTGACTTACCACCATGAGTTGCTTTAATAGTTGCAGTTCTACTAGATGTAGATGTATTCTCTCCCAATGTTAAAGTACTAGGTGAAGAGCTACTACTAAGACTACCTAAGTTAGTAGATAATGTAGGATTACCTGTTTCTTCAGTAACATCTCCACTAGCCCAATATACGGTTCTCTTAGCACTAGCTGTAATAGTAGAAGTACCTCCACTACTAGATACACTAGTAGGATTAGCTGATACAGATATAGTCCATTCTCCATATGAACTAATAGTATCTCCGCTCTGTGATAGACTAATAGTAGCTGTCTTATTAGACTCATTCTAAGTTATAGTAACTGTACCTGTTCTATTTGAAGTGCCTTCATTAGCAGAAGCGCTTACTGTAGTTCCACTTAAAGAGAATCCAGTACCAGATATAGTAGTAGACTTTAATGATACACTAGTATCGCCACTCTATTCTACCCCATCCAATACCTTTCTTTTATAAGAACTAACAGTAAAAGACTTACTACCACCGCCAGCTCCAAATGACATACTAGTAGGTGATACTGTTAAGTAGTAATTCCAAGTCTCTGCTTTCTTACGTATATCATCTATCTTTACACATTCATTAGCTCCATAAGTAGAAGCATTATCAATAACGATTAATGAATTAATAGCTAAAATCTAGGTCTTAGTAGGACATTCTGTCCCACTCTTACCTAGACTAAGCTTACTTAATATCATAGAATATGTTGCTATTTCATTACTCATGTTGCTTATTCTTTAAAGTTTCTATTTCAGCTTTAAGCTTTTCAATCTCATCCTTAAGCATCTTAACTCCTTCAATAGCTAATACACCTAACATCTCATACTCTACCTTCTTAACCTTAACATACTCTTCACCATCTTTAGTGAATGATTCAAAATGTTCAGGGTTCTTTACTTCAGATTTAAGAGTATCACCTTCAGTTACTATATCTTCAAAACCTAATTCCTCTAAGTTCTATGCTATAGTACCTATTTGCTTCTAATCATTCATTATAAATGATACAGTAGGTATAGAGCATATCTAGTCTAAAGTATAATCTAATGGTTTAATATCTGATTTTAATCTAGCGTCAGATTCTTTGAAGAAGCCACTAACTGCAGATACCTTACCGGAAGACGTAACATTACCTACTACTATATTATCATAAGAGTATATAGACTATTTAGGAGTTATAGTTACTGCTCTAGCCACTCCAGAAGTAGGCATAGCAGCATTAGTTATACTTTGAACTAGATTATCTTTTGAAGCACTGGTATACGCATGAACATGGAATGTCTAATATGTTCTTGTCTATTTAAACCACAAATGAACATACCCTTGATGTATAAATGCTTTTATATCACCGAAGCTAGTTCCGTTGTTGACTCCAGTAGGTTGTAAAATCTCATTATTGTTGTCATAGTTATAAAACTATATTACTGTATCAAATGGAGGTTTACTATCATAAGAATTACCAAAAATTCTTACTGTTACCATTGTGTTACTATTAGATGGTATTCTTAGTTTTACTAAACAGCCCTTATCGTAATTATATGCAGTATATGGGGAGTATCTTTTATCTAACTCATTAGCATAGTTACCTTCATGAAGTAATTTATAATGAGTACCTCCATAATAGAAAGTTGCTCCTTCATCTAAATTATCTACTCTACCTAATGATATACATGGATGAGTTGTCAGTTTATCATTGAGTAGGTAAGCGCCAAGAGATATATGAAATCCTACTTCAGCGCTATCTTCTCCGTTATTAAACTAAACATAACTTGCCTCATTTTTGCCAATCAGTGTTAAAGGAATTGTTGTTGAAGTTTGTTCTATTCTTAATGGTGTAGTTATAACAGAACCTGATGAGTTCCATCTTTGCCATGTATTATTACCATCATAGCTAGTTCCTATATAACAATAGTCAAAATTCTATCCTAATCCATATGCTCCAAATTTAGCTAATACTGTGTCATTAGCATTAACAAATTCATAACCTCTATTCTAACCTCCTACAGTAGGAGTAGCCTTAATAGTAAAGACTCCGTCAGTACGTAAAACACAGCAATAACTATTAGTATTACCCACTGTTAAGTTACCAGTCATAGTATCACCAGCTTTTTTTACAAAAGCAGATGGACTAATACCACCAACTGTATCAGCATTACCAGCATTAGCTGGCTTACCAACGCTTACAGTCTATGCACTACCTCCAGATGGAGTTACTGTAAAATTACCAGTAGAACCATTAGCAAATGTATATGTAGTATTAGTATTCTATGCAGGTATACCTAATGCAGTTATATCAGCTTTAGTTACAGCAGTAACACTAGCTACATGACTAGTAGAATCAGTAGAGAACTTATAGAATCCAGATGCTTTACTAGGTGCAGAACCAGCAGGATGTACATAGTTATTATATGTAGCTCCTTTAGTTAGAGTAAGAGTATCGCCACTAATAGATGCAGTAGTAACAGCATTACCAGAACCAGCTACGGTTACTTTACCAACCTTCTTAGCTAATTCTGTATTCATAGTAGACTACAGATTATTGATGTTAGTCTGTAACTAATTATCACCATCCTTTCTAGCTTGAATCTCTACATTCAAATCGTTAGTAATCTCGGATGAACTGCTCTCGATAAGCTCTTCTAATCTATCTACTTCAGTAGTTACTCTATTATCTAGATTAGTAATTCTATTAGGTATATTAACGTCTAAGTTCTATTTATCAGTAGCAGTCATTACACCGGCTGCAGATTGTGTAGCAGCAGGTATAGTCTATGACTTAGTAATAGGATTCGCATATGAATTACTAGCTGCAGATAAATCAGATTGCTTATAGTTAATAGTTACACTAGTTGCATTTCTAGACGTTGCATCTACACCAGTAACTAGGTTATTAGGTAGTGAATCAAGCTTATCACCAGGATTCTGTATACTACCAAATTCATTATATAAGTCATCTAATCTGCCTTTATCTATTGCAGACATAGCACCTGCATTAGTAGTTGTAGCTGATGGTATATCTATATTATCATCCTGTAATGGACCATAATTTAAACCATCTTTAGCTGCATACTTATAGTTAATCTTAACTAATTCACCAGTACTAGTAGTAGGAGTAAGATATGAAGTAAGTTTAGTAGGCATACTATTTAAAGCATCTCTATTAACTTTACCTTTATCTCCAGGATACGCTGTACTAGGAGTTTCACCTAATGCCAAACTCTAACTAATCTCTAAGTATTGAGTACCAGTCCATCTATATGTTAAGTTAGTATCCTTAGATACATATATCTTACCAGTTTCACCAATCTGAGGAAATTGAGCTTTAGTAGAGAACTCTAATACATCATCTACATAAGATGGTAATTGAGCTGCAGGAACTTTACCAGTTGAGTCTAGTTCAGCTAAACCACTAGGTTGACCTTTAGTACTAATGAATGCATTTAAACTATTAGTAATAGTAGTATCGCCTGCTTTCCTATCTTCAATTTCTTTCTGTAAAGCATCCTCTAGCTTATCAGTGACCCCATCAAACTTATTCTCTATACGGTCTATCTCTGCTTCTCTATCAGCAATCTCCTTATCAATCTTATTATCAAGATTGTCTATTCTATTGTTTAAATTGGAGTCAGCTTCCTTTAGGTCTTCAATCTATCCAGGAATAGTAGTATTAAGTTCTACATAGTCTTCCTTACTCATTAGACCATCCATAGATGCAGTAGCATTAGCTATACGTATATCCATATAGATATTGTTACCACTCTTAACAGTATTCCAAGATACACAAGGAGTACTATTCTGCCTAAAGGTAATGCCGTTAGTTACTAAATCATAAGTAGATGTATTAGTACCATCTTTAAACTTAATATTAGTTAATGCTAAATTACCTATATATACATACTAACCATTATCTGTGAGTACTTTAGTACCGTCTCCAGTAGTCTTAATTACTGTAGTAGTATATTGTTCTTTACTATAGTTTAATGAACCATCTACAGTAATAGTATCAAATACTACTTGAGATATATTATCTGTACCTTCTTCTTTAATAAAGTCAGGAGATTCAATATATATAGTACTACCAACTATAGCTACTTCGGTTGCTAAGTCTAATCCATTTCTATTAGAGTTAATAGTATAGATAAGCTTACCTTCCTCTATAGCTTGCTTTAATGCGTCATAATCTTCTTGACTTACTTTACCATCAACGATAGTAGGATCAAAGATATACATAGTCATATCTTTAAACTCTATCATTCGGATCTTACCATTTCTTTCACCATCTTGGAATGGAATCATCTCCTATCCTGTGACAGCAGTACGTTCTGAAGCTTGACTAATCTTTAAACCTTTAATTCTTGCTATCATTGTCAATCAAATTATTTTCTTTCTACTATTCTAACAGTACTACACCGTTATCTTCCCATAACCAAGGATCTGCATCCTCTGTTAACAATGCTAATACATAAGGATCATACAATCCTCTAAAGTATCCATTACCACAACCACACTTAATACAATATGGTTTGAGTTTCATAGGTATACCACTATATAATTGTGGTTTAACCTAATGTAAGTATCTCTTTAGTATTTCAGAATCTATTGGAGTAGTAATATCAGATGTATTACTAAACTCCAATAAATCTGTTAATTCATTGTATACTATGGTTGCAACTACATCTCTATTATTCCTAAGTATATTAGTCTTAAGTATAGAGTTTGTTTTACCGTTTATATATTCTTTTGCTTTATCCATAGTAAATTAATTAAGCTTCTCCAACACAAATACCACATTGGAATCTTAAACCATTTTTAGTTCCAGTCCATCCAGTATCTGATCCTTCTGGAGTATGTACTGCGATATAACCGTTATTTATAATTATCCATTTATCAACTCCATTAGAAGAACTTATTCCAGTAGGAGTAATACTGCTATAATTTCCTTGAGAATCATAAGTTCTTACAGAAACGGAATCTTCTGCATCGTCATCTAAGGCTTTTATAACTACCCTAGATGAATCAATACCTGTAGGATTGTTAAGTGTAATAGAAGAGGTAGTATTATCATAAGTGATAACTATATTCTGTAATGAACTGTTTTTTAACTTCATACTACCACTATCAATAGCAATATGTTCATTACTTGTATCACCTATTGTTAAACTATCATTAAGATACATACTACCGTCAGAAAGTACGCTAAATGCATTTTGCTAATTAGTTCCAATGTAGTTACCAAAGGTCATACCATCTTCATTAACAGAGAACCTTGGAATACCCATATTGACACTCAGTCCGTTTATACTCAATTCAGCACTTCTGTTAGCAGTAGGATTACTAGTAGCTACGACTTTATCAAACCCAATGCCTTCTAGATCCATACTAGCCGCAGAGCCAAAACCAGCAGCCGGATTACCACTTATTAATTGAATTAAAGAGTTTGCAGAATCAGCTGCTAAATGTATACCTCCAGCTCCAAAGTAAGCTTCACCATTTTCAAAGTCTAGTAAGAAGTTAGGTCTAAATGAGTTAGAGGTATTCATAGGATCTGAAGTATTAATCAAATGATACTCAGAACTATCACCACCACTAGCATTCTTACCTCTTTGTGAGAACATCAAGTTGTTATTAAATACAGCTCCACCTACTAATGAATTAGGTGCAATAAGTAAATCAGTATAGATTGCCTCATAATTCTCTAATACAGTCCATGCACCAGATGTATCTGTAGCAGGAGATTCATTATTCTACTGAGTACCAAGCCACGTCATTACTGATTTTAAGAAATAGTAGTTACCATTGCTAGCACTAGTATCATATACATAAGGAGCTTTCTCCCCATCATTAATATAAGGAGTGCTAGTACTATATATACCAGCAGGATATGCTATAGGGTGTGAACCTACTGGATCTGGAGTAATTATACCACCCATAGGATTAGGTTTAGACCATGCAGTTTCCATATTATCATTAATAACTCTACACTGAATAAACCATATATAATTATACTCATCTCCATTAGTAAGCTCAGGAACATCCATAGACCAACCTGTAGGATTTCTCTTCCATTTCATAGAATCACTCCAAGCCTCACCAGTATAAGTAGTTTCAGTACCTTTACAGTATCTAACTTCATAACCTACCCCAGGAATACCTGAACCACCATTATCACCAGTCATACCAGTCATATAGTATGGATCACACCATTGTTCCATTAGTGTATTGTCTCCACCATTAATAAGAGCAAATGTAGCCCATAATACTTTACCACTACTTAACGCTGGTGCAGTAGAACTCCAACCTGCCGGATAACGTTCAGCTGCATTTAACTGAGGAGCGATTTCCCAACTATTGTTTCTAGCAAATCTGTATTCATAGTAGTTACCATCCATGCCTTGAACCTTACCTACATTTACCCATTCACTACCATTCCATACCCACAAGAAACCATCGATAACCCAACCATCTCCTATCTGGTTACCTTCCGTCGGAAGATCGTCTGTAGAATCTAAAGTACCTTTAATAACAACTCCTTGACCTGATACTCTAATTACAGCACCCCATTCTATTACTGTACCTGTTTCACCTTGAACTGTAGCTGTACACTTCCACCATATACCAGTAGACATATCAGGAGTAAGTACCCAACCATCACCAGGATTATATGGGTCATTGCTAGTAGGCTTTTCAGGTTGAGTAGAACTCTATTTGAATGCTTCTACTTGATAATTAAAGTTATTACCATCAAGACCAGGTACACCTGTAATTAAATAAGGCCCTTGCCAACCTCTTTCGTCTTCAGGCAGAGATTCATCAATTACTAACTTATTATCAAAAGTAACTAAAGCTTGAATACCCCATATGGCTTCTTTACCAGTCACAGAGGGCATACCTACACCCCAAATACTACCAGGGTTAATATTCAATCTATCTGGATCTCTAGGCTTAACATCACTACCAGATGTCTTAGTATACATTACTCTAAGGTGTTGACCATCTTGACCATCATCTCCCCATTTAGCCCATAATGACGGAGAACTAAAGTTACCCCATTTGTGAGTATCACCTTTATACTTTCTTTTACTAACCCATTCATATTTAAACTCTTCACTTACTCCCTTAGGATCATCTGTCCAAGGTTGTTCACCAGGAGCTGATTGAGGTATATATTCATCCTGATCTGGATTATTATCTGTAATCTCTTTAGGAGAAGCAGGTAACTTGGTACGCTGATATATATACTCTACTCCATCACCATCTTTACCATTTACTCCCCATTTGGACCAAATAGTAGGATCACTCCACTCACTCCAGCTACCATCAGTTTGTAAGTTATGTGAACAAACCCATTCACATTGATACTATTCACTAATACCTGTAGGATGATCAGTCCAACCTTGTCTAATGGCTTCGGTTTGGCTATTACCTGTAGGTTTAGTAGGAGTAACTAAACTAGTTACAGTGAGTTTATATACAAACTCAATATTACTACCATCTGCACCATCATGTCCATCTGCTCCTGTAAGTCTTACAGGTGTACTCCAAGGAACTACAATAGTGCCTTTACTAGAGAATGTAGCAGTAGACATCCACACATAACCATTAGGATTACTATCACTACCAGACCAACCTTCAGGATAAGTAATGGTATTAGTTTCATAATCCCAACTACCACCTACAGGAGTATCAGGTCTTTCTATACTCTTAGTAGACTTGTATGCTATTACTACTCTGGTAGTATCTCCATCTATACCTGGTACACCGTCAATACCATCTTTACCATCTTTACCATCTTTACCATCTTTACCGTCCTTACCTGCATCTCCTGTTCTACCTGCAGGTATACCAAATGAGAATAGGAATTGGTCTTTATCCAAAGATACAGATGCAGTAGGTGTACTTGATTCATATACATCCTTAATTGCAGCTTTAAACTTATAATTACCTATAACTATATCAGCTACAGATTCAAGCGGTAATTTATAGTTATTGCCTTTTTCTGCAGTAACAATGTATTCACTACCTGTAGCTTCAAGCTTCTCTTCTAAGTCCAATATCTTTACGCCATCACATTTTTGTATCATATCTATTTATTTTATAATTTACAATAACTATTACTGCAATTTCCTGTACTGCAAGTATTGTTAGAACAAGAGTAACAAATACCACTAAATAAAGTAGCAGAGTTACGCTCTTTCTCTAAATGAAGACACTTATCGTTTTCTGTATTGAAACAATCACCTTTCTGAGTAAGAATAGCGTTGTTACAGCAAGTACTAGCTGCACATTTTGGTTTGATAGATATCTCAAGTAATCTACAGATATCTACATATAATTGTAAAGCATCACGATAGTAATCGGATGCTAAAGCATACTCAAGCAACTATCTCTTAAAGACTACTAACATTATGTTCTACATAGTCTGATCATCTAAACAAGTTGAGCAGTGAGTATGTAATTTCCTAATCTCTGCCATATATACAATTGAAGGATTGTAGTATATGCCATGAAAATGTATTTCTTCCTATTCCGTAAAACATCTCAAAGTAACATACTTCATATTCCAATCTAATTCTAGAATATCGTCATTAGTTACAGTTACATTATTATCGGAATCTACTGTAATATTCTCAGAAAAGCTAATGTTATGTATAGGACTGTCTTCAAGTATGTTCTTTAAATTCCATACTTCATCTATATAAACTTCCTTACTATAGTTACTAAGATCTACTTCAGTCTCTATCTTAAAGGTCAGTTTATCACCATCTATTTGTATATTTGTTAATTTGTCCATATATCAACAATAAAAAAAGTGGAGAGTGGAATATTCCACAACTCCACTTCTGTAGTTTATAAAAGGAATCTTATCCCAAATTCAATCTCTCTAACGTGGATTAGGCAATTGTCTTACCAGCAATAAATGACTGAATACCTTTATCTACAATAGAATCAACTAAACTAGGACAATAAACTTCCGTAGTCAACGGAGTAGTCTTGATGTACTGATTATCATTGCTCAAGTACAGGTTATCGTTTTCGATGATAGCATAGTCATATTCTGCATCTTCTACTACTTTACGAACCTGTTCAACAATAGGATATGCACCAGTAAATACATGACCTTTATAACCCATATTACGTACTTCTGCATCACGTACTTGCTTCCAATAACCCTTACCAGGATTACCTGCAGTCTTTTCAATCTTAGCACCAGCAACGGCTTTAGGTTGATTAGCAAGCAATGCACCAGGAATAGTTTCATACAGAGAAGCTTCCATAGATACAACGCTATATTCATTCAGAGAATAAACACCTTCGTTATCATCCTTCGGCATGGCAGTTAAAGTAAGAACAGCAGCAGAAGCAGAAGCCTGTACTCTACGATTCTTGTGAGCGTTAATCTTCTTCAAGAAAGCGTCTACTAAATCTGCAGGGGTAGTAGTTTCAGCATATACTTCATAAGTATGAGTAAACTGCCAAGCAGCTTCATACATATCCTTATAAACGATACGCAAAACGTAACGATTACCAGCAATAATAGTAGCGTTAGTTAAAGTGATTACAATCTTTTCTTCAACAGGAGCTACATATTCGCCAATTACTGCAGATGGTTTAGAAGCTTTCTGGATTTCATTAGAGAAATCAATATTAGCTTTCTGTGCTACTGTACCATCAGGCATAGTAACATTCATCTTTTCACCTGCTACACCTACATACAGAGAGTTAGCATTTACTGCATCAGCAGCAGTTTTAATAAGAGCCTTATTCTCATCGAACAAAGCAACATCACCAACAGCCAAAGTATCTACTGTAGCGTAAGAAGCAGGAGCTTGTTTTCCGATTAATACGGAGTGTACTGATTGTAACATATTAAAATATTAAAATTAAATTAGACATTAGCGCTTAGTCTATTCGCTTACCTTCTACTTTACTCTAGGTATTTCCACGTTAGTAAGCGCCTTTAATTATTCATCCTAAGATTTCTTAGAACTAGTATTAGGTATAGTCTGTACTATCATTTGAACTGCTAGATCAACTATATCCTAATGTGTATTTTCTGGTAAATCTGTATACTCTTTAGTTAAATCCTAGAGAGTACCTAAGTCCTTAGCTTTTCTTAAGTAAGTAAGTTCATAAGAACTTATATTATAATTACCATCAGTATATAATACAATTTTATTGTCAGTATATACTCTAATAGGTTTTGCTTGATTATAACGCAATTTATGATCTGATAGACTATTACTTAGTCTAGAGCTTACTGTCTCTATTGTAGCCTCTATTACATCAGATTCACGGGTAATTAAGTTATTGCATTTATTATCCTTTATACTTATATATACATTTTCACCAAGTGCAAACATATAATCTTCAGGATAATTGGCTTCCCATTTATTACCTAATTTACTAAAGCTATAAGTAGTATAGCTCTTAGTATTCACTAAAGTACGTATGTTATCAGTAATCTCTTGGTTTCTCTAGAATACTCTAAAGTTCTATTTAACATATTCGTCTTTAGCTTTATTTATAAAATGAAACAAAGTATCTGAAGGAAACTTGATAGTTTCATTATAATTAGGTATGATATTGTTAAGCTACCTCTCTATATTTATTTGAAAATCTCTCTCACACATAATTATTCAGATACTTGGTTTAACTAAAACTTAGAAGATTGTCTTTGAGATTCTATATTCTCTAAAGCAATTACTACTGCTCTATTAATAATCTCATACATAACATCTTCAGGGAAGTCTAATTCTTGTTCAGGTTTAGTATAATCAAACTTAGTTGGTTTCTTAACATAAGTAAGATCTACTCTGTAGAATTCTGTATTATCTTCTACTCTTGGAGCATACATAGGATCCTGCATTAAAACAGGATCTACATATACTAAGAGTTTATCGTTTTCTAAAGTAGCTACTGGATTCTCTACCCAAGGTATATTATTATAAGTCTGCTTAAAAGGCTTTACTAACTCATGACTAGTAAGTACACAGTTAGTCTAGAATTGTCCATACTTAAGTAATACACTAAGTATAGTCATTCTATTATCTTCATCATGAACATCTTCTAATGCATACTCATTGTAGCCTGTATGTACAGCATGAAGGTTAACATCTGTAGCTATTAACTTCTCTATTTCAGATAAGTTAGATACAGAACCTTCCAAACCTACTCTTAATGCATTGTTACCAGTAATCTTATTACTTAAGATTTCTAACTATGCTTGATTAAGAAATAAGTCTACTTCTTCATCTAAGAATGCTGGGCATCCACCATAAGCAATACCTTCTGCATTCTTATCCAGAACTACCTTGAAAATTATATGAGAATCTTTATTAGTCATTACTTAGATTTAATTTCATTGAGTATTGCTAATTTAATATCTTGATTCTTCTTATCCTTAAGATAAGCAATTACATCTTCAAGACCATTACCAATTAAATCAGTACCAAAGTAATATTGAGCACGATTCTTTCTAATAATGTTTTTAGCAATAGCTTCTTCAATTACGAAGTTAATTTCTTTATTAGGGTTATTTACCCATTTCATCAAGAACTTAGAAGGATCAGCTTCAATAAATTCTGACAGTTTAGCTTCAGCAACCTCATTAGACATAGAATCTGATTTCATACCATAGAGACGTAAACACTTACGCATTTCTTCAGTAGACATCTTATCCATCTCTCTATATGCTTCACGCTTAACTTTATTGAACTTGTTCTGTTCTTCTGCTTCACTATCCTTATTAATCATAACATAATCAGTGCTAGGCTTAATATAGTTAAGACCATTAGCTACTCTCTTATGTTTCTTAAGGAATAGGTATTTTAATTCATCCTCAGGTCTATTAGTATCCAATATTAAATCCTTTTTGCCAATCTTAATAGCAAAAGTATCCCAAAACGCACTATTAGGAGATAACTATCCCTCAGGATAACCAATTTCTTTTTCTAATCTAGTTGCATCTTCTGCAGATAAACCAGTATATAAATTACCAGATCTAGTCCAGTAAGAGCTTACATAGTCAAAACATGTAGGCCATTTAGTAATCCCAGTCCAGGGATTAGTTTTAATTATTCTAACGATTACTTCCATAATTATTAATTAGATTGTTCAGTTAGTTGTTCTTTATATTTCCAGATATACTTAAGGTTTGAAAACGATCTAGGAGTTAGCTTACCGTATTCTCCTTTTAATTGCCGTTGTATAGCTCTTCTATCACATCCTGTAGATCTACTAGCTTCTATAATAGAAGGAAATTCAGCAATTATTTCTCCAGTATATTTATCAATTTGGCATACTGATTTTGCTGCTTTCATTCCGTTTTCTCTAGCTACTTCTAACATTTTACCAGTTAGCTTATCTCCTGCCTTAAACATATGCTTTTCGGCAGCTTTCCTACATGCTTCCGATATTTCGTGCCCTCCCTTGTCCTTATTATAACCTTTTTCTGGATTAGTAGAATCATAGTAGGAAATCCATTCTTTCTCCTTTTTATCTATTTCTTTAGGACTTCCTTCTATAGTTTCTATTAATTCTGGTACGAAATTTTGAATTCCGTACTTTCTCATTGCTATATAGAGTGAGCAAGATAAATCGTTAGGACGTTTCGATGTAAATGCATGAGATATATGATCTGAATATCTTCTCATTATATCTCTTTTAGTTTGACCTATATAAACCTTATTGTTTATTATATCTGTAATTTTATAAATATTTCCGATCATAGTAGTATGTTTTTATTATTTAACATACTACTATAACGGAATATTTTAGTTAAGGTTCCTCAATCGCGGCGTTTATTCTGCCTCCATGATTAATTCTCCACATGCTCTGGGGTCTCTAAGCATAATACCCATTTCTCCTAAGAAGAATACAGTATAACCGTCCTTACCATTAGATCTCAGAGTATTAATAGACTTACCATAACCAGACGGAAGAACTGCACCACCAACAGTCCAAGTTACGAATTCACGATCCTTACGAACTACCTTAACGATATTAGCTTCACCATCACGTCTACCCAGATCCAGGAATGTCATACGATATGATTCCAGCGGTTTCAAAGTAACCGGATGCAACTTACGATTATAAGTAATATCGTCATACAGCGGGAAATACTTCAGGGTCAACTCGATACCATTAGTCATCTTATAAGTCTTGAACTGACCACCAAAAGTAAGACTATCACCAGAACCAGTTACAAATACAGTATCAATAAGACTCATGTTAACTACCTTTTCCTTCAGAATTCTATCGAATTCACGGATACCCATTTCACCAGTCAATGCAACAAACTTACGTTCGTTAGTACCAAGTACATTGTAAGACAGGTCAAACAGGAAGTCTTCCAACAGTTCTGCAGTAAGATGAGTATAGTAACGTCTATTAGACGGAGCAATCTGTTCCAACAGACCGGCGCCAATAAATACCGGACGGCCGTTAGTACCTTTCAGATTACAAGAACCATCTTTGTTTACATTAGATTTCATGTAAACCAAGAAACGTTCACATCTCTTATACCATTCACGCAGAGCTACCCATTCCTGATAATCAGCCCACAAATAAGACTTCTTACCAGTCTTAGGATCTTGCAAAGCAATAGCCATTACTGTAGAATAAGCTGAACCAGTAATATCATAGTTGATACGAATTGTAGTAAGATAATTACGCATCTTGAAGTGAGTATTATAGTTCAGGATATCACCCTCTTCACTGTACTCTTCAACAGCAGAAGCCAGACGAGATACTTGGCAACCCGGTTTCAAGAGTTCTGCAGGAATATAAGAAGTAGGCTGACCATCAGCTACAAAACAAGTATATACCCACAGGTTACCGTCCTGATACGGAGCACCTGCTACACGTACTTGGAATTCCTTATCATCAAATTCCAATACAGCAGTAGGACCAAACCAGTTATCTTCTAACCACAGCATAATAGGTGTATTGCCAAGACCCGCAGTTGAATCATCTGTAATAGCTGCACCATTCCATTTTGCATCTCTAATTGTAACTGCTCTATCGGCATTAATCATTACATTCCACTCCCAGCTCGGTTGATCAATGGTCATTACATTACCAAGACCACCAGTAAGCATATCCAAAGAAGTGTTGTAACCATTATCTTTGGTACCGAATACATAGGACAACACAGTAGCAACCTGATACGGATTCTATTGTGATGCTGCAGAAATCTTAGCGGTATCAATCAAATCACTGAACCACTTACCTTTATACAGTACCAAATTATTCAGAATATTATTATCCATAAAATACTAGTAAATTAATTTTTAGTTATTATTAATTAGCACGCAATCTTCGTGCGAAGGAATTCCACATAGACTCGGTGCTAGTGTTATCCTGTTTATTAGTCTTTCTACTTACTCCTGTTCTATTAAGGCTATTTTTAAACTTGTTAATAGCGGCATTTTGACCTTTTACTTCAGCAGCTTTTACAAGTGTATCTCCTTTCATAGTAAAGTAGGCAGACTCAATTAAATTTTTTACGCTCTTAGACCAATCCTTTTGGAATTTAGTCATACCATCAGAGGTGGGCTTGAATATATATTCTAATAGTGTCTGTTTATCCTTTTCAGGAATTTTAACACCGCGAATATTATCCATACCCTTTATTTCGTTGACAACGGTATCAAAGTACTCCTGTTGGCGTTGAGCTGCAAGCTTGGCAGCATTTTCTTGATCTTTCAATAGCTGTTGTTTCTTACTCTCTCTTATATCCTTAAGAGCCTCAGCAGCATCCTATGATTCATCTTCAAGAATACCAGCTTCCTCATATTTGGTAAGTTTCTTTTCAATTTGTTTAGTATTAAAACCTTTTTCTTTAAGGAATTCTTTTAATACTAACTTCTGATTACTCTCATCTTCAAGATCAATATCATCAAGATCGACTTCGCTGTCAATTGAGAAATAATCTCTTAAATTACCACCATTCTTAACAAACTTATCAAGTTGCTCAACTTCTTCACTAGCGTATTGTGGTACTGAGTTTTCTTCAATTACATCGTTAAAGTAATCAATAAGATCTTCAACGGTCTTGGGTTTATCATCATCCTCAATGTCGTCCCAACCTAACTTTTCAGACAAAGAATCAAAAAAACCTGTTACTATGGTAGTTTCATCAGTAGACTCTTCTGGTTCTTCTTCCTCAACTTCAGGTTCTTCTGTTTCTTCCTTTGTAGTAGTTTTAGGTTTAGCTTTAGATTTAGATTTTACTTCTTTATCTTCTTCTTCAAGCTCTTCCTCTTTCTCTTCCTCAGTTTCAGTTTTCGTATTCTTACGAATATTATTTAACTCTTCTCCACTGAGTTCTTCTCCTACTCCTTCAAGATCAATTTTTGTTTCTTCCTCTTCCTCATTAGTAGGAGAAACAATAGGTTTATTCTTTACACTTGCTCCTGGCATGAGTTCTTCAAATACCTCAAAACCGTTCAATGTTACATTATCCATAATTATATATAATTAGATTTGTTATTTTTTCTTTCTTCCTTTATGTTTCCATTTTTTCGCATTCTAAGCAAAGATAGCTCTTTTACGAGTTAATGGATTTTTACTATGAGTAAGTTCTTCGGTTGTTTTACCAGTTCTTTTCTTTAAAGCATTGAACTTACCTCTATTCTTTTTCTTTATATGAATACCACCATACTTATATGAAGGTATGGGATATTCCGGCATGATACCTGTATAATCTATCAGATCACTCATTTTTATTATTATTAAAGTAAGCATTAGCTCCTAATGCAGTAGTACCAAGCAACGGAATAGCGTTAAACCATTTAGTATATGCATTAATATTCTTATGCTGTTTAAACATCTTCTTTATAGGATCACTATCAGACATTTTATCTAGATACTTCTTAAGTAGAGTAGACGATACTGGTTCATCTAAATTCTATACATCTCCATTCTATTTGAGCATAGTTCTTAGCTAATTCATATAAGCTTTCTATTCTGTACCTTTTCTATAATAACTGGTAGCATCTGTCTATTTTAATGAATTCTCTAGCTGTTTTAACATATTATTGTTAATAGTTGTATTTGCATTTCTACTAATTATATAATCAGTATAATGATTCATCTCATGATTAGCTAATTGCATAGGATCTCTATACATTCCTGTGTTTACCCATAAATCAAACTCATTAGGTTCTGCTCCTACTCCGGTCTTATTAAATCGTTCTTCTGCAAATGGTTTAGCCTATAATCTTCCAGAAGCTACCATTATTACCCAGAGCCTAATTTATTAAACTTTGTTCAGTTCTATTTACAGTAGGAATGTATCTAGCAGCAGCTTTTACATTTCTTAAACCACTAGGAACAAAAGGTAATACTGTAAGAGCGGCTAGTCCAGCACTCAACCAATCTCTATTCTTTACTGCATCATAAGTATCTTTAACCGATATAGCATCACCAATAGGAGTCATATTAGCAGCATCTTCAATACTAAATACAGGTTTTAAGCCTTCTTCTAAAGGTCTACCACTACTACTTCTACCTGTAGCTTGATAGAATCTTTCCTTCTCAGGATCACCTGTCTGACCACCATCCTGAAATGCTTCTACCTTCCAATCCCAATAGCCTTTACCGGGATTATTCTCCCGGTAAGACTTTAGGTTTTGCATTCTCTATTTAAATGCTTGTCTATCCATATTAGTACTTACATGTTTCTAAGTACATCTTTAATAGATTAACTAAACTTTCAGGATCTGATGAATGTGCTCTAAGACATATCATTGGTTCTTTATCCGTTTCACAAAACTTATCGTGTAGTACTAAATAATAAGTTAAAGCACTACCGTCTATATTACTAGTGCACCACCAATAACATCTATAATTTTCATTCAGATCTTCAGGGTATTTCTACTAAAGATATTTCAATGTTTCTTCACTATCCATAATTTTTCAATTATTTCTTTCCACCTTTTCCACCTTTGGATTTCTTACCTCCACATGCCATAATTAATCTCTCCTATTATTTAATTGTTTTAAGATACTGTCTCCAATTCTTCTTATTAGCCTTATAAGTCTTTTTTCTGTCCTTAATTTTATACTTATCAAGATCTTCAGACTTACGTGTTTTCAGATAATCAAAGTTATCGTCATTAGCATAAGCTTCCATCTCATAAGGAATAGTATAGTAAGCACTAGATGCAGGGTATATAATTGGGTTACCTTTAATCCATTCCCACACATAAGACCAATAATAACTTATCCATCTCTTTTTATCTTTAGCTTCATAGAGATGAATATTTTCATGATTCCAAGTAGTAGGCTTAATCTGAGATTCAGGTTTTCTACTTAACAAGTAACCACACCAGCTCATTGCAGAATAACCACTAAATGGATAGTGATCCATATGTTTATATTCTACTTTATCTGCTTTTACTTTAGTGAATAGCTATTTAATTATCCACCATGTTTCTTTAAACCAATTCATAATTATTTCTCTCCTGTTACTTTATTCTTAATCGCAGTTTTGGCTTTTAATCTTTCTCTCTCCATTGCTGCCTTGTCTTTGGCTGCTTGTAACTTCATTTCGTGATCCATTCTTTCCCTTTCAAGCTGATTTTTCTTATCTTCTATCTCTTTCTTCATCTTTTGCTCTCTAATCTTAGCATTGAATTCAAATTGTTTAGAAGCTTCATCAGATGCTTGCTTACGTTCAGCTAAAGCTTGCTGGGCTATCTCTACTGGATCTGGAATTCCATTACCATCTTGATCCATATTCTCAGCACCTCTATAAGCATTAAGTTGAGCTACAGTAATCTTAGTAGCATTATCCTGATCTATCTTATATTTCTCAAGATCCATTTCTGCTTCTTTAATCATAAGCTCCTCTTCCTTAATCTCATTTTGCATTTGAATAGCTTGCTGTTCACGTTCTGCTTGAGCTTGTTCCATAGCTTGTTGTTGCTCCATACGTTTTTGCTCAATTTCCTCTAATCTAGACTTAATCATACTAATATTATCCATAGTAATGATTTCAGCTATATCAAGCAAACTAGCACCATTCTGCATAGCAGGTTGCATTAACTGCTTAAGTGTTTCTATATACTGTTGATTCTTGGTAGTATCTTCTATAAAGATATCAAAATCCTCATAAAGCATATCATCTGATAGCGTTAAGAATGCTCTAGTAGCATCATCTAATATATATTGTAGATGAGTTTTACTACCATCTTTCCAAGCCCATCTAGCGGTATTAAGCAACATAGTTAAGCATTCTCTCTTTACCTAATTGTGTGTCCAGAACCAAGGTTCAGTAATATGAGCTGATTGTACTACAGATCGTTCTACATTACCTACTAATTCATTAGATGAAATAGAACCTTCTCTTTGCTTACTAACTCCAGATATCTCAGATAGCATACTTTCAATCTTATCCATAAGATTAATATACTAATCTATAGTATTAGCCATAGTAAGGTCAAGAGCTGTAATCTAGTTAAACTGACTAGGTTTACCCCCTTCTCTACCAGGTATGTCCCATCCTTCCTCATACGGATTAATAAAGTTTACACCAAGAGCAGATAAGTAATGCATCCATTTAGATACATCTATATTCATAGATTTTGGTATCTAAGTAATGTCCATATTTACTACTTTACCTTTATCTCTAGCCATAGCAAGCTCAAGTCTATACCATAGTACAATATACATATACTGTAATGGTTTCATCATACTTACTAAACTACGAGGTCTACTGTTTGTATTATTATATATTACTCCAGTATAAGGCAATCTCTGAGAGTTAGGATTATCAGATGAAGTATATTGATATTCTAATGGTTGTATTCCTATATATAAGTCTTCACCAGCTCTATATCCTTCCCATACTTCAGTAATCCATTTCCATTCTACATTGAGTTCCATCCCTGTCTCTTTATAACTCTCATCTACTTGATATTCTTTAGGCTCACCCAATTCAGGATCAATTATAGTAACAAAACCTATTTTCTTAAATGATTTCCAGCAACAATGCCATACTTTCACACTGTTAGTACTATCAAATGGATTACTGCTGAACCCATTAATAGTATGAGTCTTAATATGAGTATAATCTAAAGACGTCTTTCTTACTTCAGGATTTATACCCCCTTTAGAAGCTTGATCCATCATATCTAACAACTAATTTAGCTGTTTCTCAGACATCTTATCGTATAATCTATCATATAGTTCAGTTACAGACATATTCATTTCATAACAGCACCATTCTGCGTCATGAATGAATTCTAAGTCGGACGTTTCAGTATCATAATCAAAGTAGATAGGATTAACACGTTCGAGGCACGGTTCTCCATTTAGTATACCTACATAGTATATCTCTTCACCACCAACTAAAGCATCCTTCCAACCTTTAAAGAATTCATGAGTAATATTTAACCTATTCTTTAAGTAATTAAGACTGTGGTATGCAGTTATTTCTGCGATATCTTTATAGTCTTTACTCATGTATTTTTGTATCTACTAAGGAGTCATTATTTCACCATTTTGCAAAGCTTCCTAGTATCTGGCTTGTTCTTCAGGACCTAATTTACTCATTATAGTAGCCTGAATATAATCTATTAAAAGCTATTTAGCTTTGTCCTGCATTTCACTAGCAGCTATATCACTTGTACGTACTACTCTGAAGTTGAATGGTCTTTTAGTTTCTTCTCCCAACAGTAAGTCTATTTTGGGCTTAATTATATTATAATCCTAAGCCATTGCAGGAAAGCCATCCTGCTGTTTAAAAGGATTAGTAACATACTTTAGATCTTTTTCATTGTATATACTATTATAAAGATCATAGTATGTTTGCATCTCCTCTCTGCGAGTTCTGTTATTACCATTTCTAGAACCTCCTAAACTACGACCTATAACATAGTCTATACAACTTTCTTGCCAGTCTTTTGTCTTCTTAGACATAGGAAGTTTCTATATTGGCATTTGATTAATATTATTCATAATTAAAACATATATGCTTCGATATTATCTATAGCTTCGTCGTCACGAAACCATTCTTGAGTAAATATAGGGCCTTCAAATAATACCCTATTTTTATTCTCTTTTTTAATCTCTTTTACTTTAACGTTATATAGCTATTCTCTATATATCATTACTTGGGTCAACGCCATTACACGGTCTACGTTAACTACATCGTTTGCAGCTATAAGTTCCTCTAATAGCGGTTCCGACATAATATTGTATAAGTTCTTCTTGCCATCTGCATTAATATCGTTTAGCCAATCCTTTATTAGACCCCAACCCCATTGCTTAATTTGCTTATTCATGTGGCAGCCCTTCTTTCTATTTACTTTAGAATTACTTACTATATCGTTGATTATATCTGGTTGATCAGCAAGTAAGTAGTCACAATGCTTATTAGTAAAGTAAACAAATATACCCTTATTTTGATTCTCATACATAGCTCTAGCATTGTAGTATATAAGCAATTTACGCACATTTTCATAAAAGTCTTCTGCTGATTTAGGTCTACCTGTATACTCCGCTACTATTATATCTGAATACTGTTCTATAGACTATACTCTCTTATATATAAAACAAGAACCCAATGATGTAGTACTTGATTCGTCATAATCATATGAGTCTATACCTGCAATATACAAACCAGCACTAGCATCCTTATTAGGATGCTCCCATATTACTATAGAACCAGTAGGATCATCTCCTACTAACGCTCCAGTAACTTCATCCCTTTTAGTTCTTAATGGATAATGTGTTATATCTCCTGTCTTCTTAATAACCCATTTAAGGCTACCGTCAGGTTGCCATACTAGATCACCTACCTACTTATGATTCTATAATTTTTTATTAGTTCTGAGTAATGATAACTACTCCTGTAATTCCTTCTTAGGAAATATGTTACCATTAAACTCTAGCATAGCTTCTGCTGGAGTAATAGGTCTTTCTGCAACATATCTATCAACTGCTGCATTATTAGTAGCATTGGTTATTACTACTTGTCTTTCTGCTAATATATACTCTAAAGACTTCTTACGGTATGTATTACCGTCTTCATCCATATATATACGTTTACCCTTCTCATCACGTATATCTAAGTTAGTATATTGGGGTACAAAGAAACCACATTTATTAGTAGTAGCAGACTCATCCCATATGTTGTCAAATCCTAAACAGTTGTATCCATCAGGATTATAGAACATATCCTTCATGGTTTCAAATGCAGAACCTTCATCACCACCAGTACCCCATACTATCATAGTACCAAATGCTATACCGTCTACCTCTACAGAAGGCCTAGCAATTTGCCATGCTGCTCCTAATTCAGAGAAAGAACCACCCTCTTCAAACATAATAAGATTAGCTTTCTTACCACGTACTACATCAGGATTATCTTTCAAAGTAACACCTATAATTTCCGACTTATAACCTAATTCTATAATGTTACCGTAATCATCTTTAGTATAGAATCCTGCACGCCTACGCATCTAAGTATTAACTGATCGCTTCTTACCCCACGCTGTATTCTTATCTATAAAGTCCATATAGTCCCAAGCTTTAGTAAGAATACCATCGTCTGTTAAATACTATTTATTTGATGCATATATGAAAGTTTTAGAGTACGGTATTAGATAGAAGTTACGGCATGCCATAGAACCACCTTTGTATGAAAAACCTTTACGTCTAGACTTAAGTAGACATAAATGCTTACCCTACTCTTGGGCTTCCTATACTGCATTAAAATAATAATAGTCATAGTCCCAGAAGTCAGGGAAAGTTACTTCATTCACACGTTTTACTTTAGTATTACCTAACTCATCTGTAGTAATATGATTAACTATACGAGATATAGGACAATAGTTTAAATAAAAATAGTTATACCCGCTAATGAAATCTCCATCATCAGCTGTATAACCATCTACACATCTTTTACTTTCTTCATCCCAGAACTTAAAATATTCTGAAGTACCTTCTGGATATACGCAATAAGAACCAGTAGCTATGAACTATAGTGCCGGTCCTCTAAATTTATTACTATTTACTATCTTCTTATTAAAGTCTACCATTGAACCGTTTATTTGTCAGTTTCACTCTCGTCTGAATCTTTTGAATACTTTTGCTAACTCATCTGCTGTTTCACAGAATAATCCATTTACAGCGTTCCATGTAGTTAAGTTAATCGAACACTCATCAAGTTCATCTTCCATAAAGAAAGTTACGTTCTTACCTCTAAGTTTATCCATACTACGTGTTTTCAAAAAAGGGGCGCGTTTCACAACGAACCCCTTCTATTCAGATAATAATTTATAACTTAAATTCTTTTAATTACGAAAAATTTACTGGGGAAATTTCTGTAGCTGTAACCTAGTTTCTTGAGCTATGGTTTTATACGCCTTATGTTTAGTACTCCCCACCTGGGCTAACATACCCCAGACTACCTGTTCACGATAACTACCTATCCAACAAGTTTCCTTCTGCTATTATAGTTTCAAAGGACTAGTATTTTTTTAACGGTAAGTAGAGGGTCATTCTTATCATATTTCAGAAGTTCGGATACTACCCACAGCTACTGCAAACTTACCGTTATTGGTAGCCCCACTACGACTCGAACGCAGACTAAGAGGGTTAGAGCCTCCTGTGCTAACCATTACACCATAGGGCAATATCACGTGGATATTCTTACCCTCCACGTAAGGGTTCTGATGGTTTAGAACCAAGATTTAATTCTTTGCCATAATGACTTCTTTACAGGTTTGTTCAAATATTCAGAAGCTTCTTCAATCTGTCTAAATACTTCTTCTGTATCCTTAGTCAAATCTATAGTAATCGTAAATTTCTTATTCATAATATTTTCATTTATACACTATAACGTGTTGTTAATATTTAGTTATATTTTAATGTATTATTTCGCCAACTCATACGGATTTACTTTAGCGTCTCCTTTAACTTTACCTATAGCTAATTCTTCAGCTTTAACCATTGTTTCTAGTGAATCAATACTCTTAAGTACTCCACCAACGGAAGTCATGCCAGCTAATAAGTCCTTAATCTTCTTTTCATCTAAAGTATCGTCTAATGACTCTTTATAGTACTTACTCACACTATCTAACTTTAGACGCATATTGTTTAACATTTGTAGAGCTCTAGTATTAAGTAAGGTTTTATATTCATCTTCACAAATCAATTCTTCTGCCGTCAATTTGTAATTCTCATCATCGAATATTTCCTTTTTCAGTTTAAGTTCTCTACTGTCTTCATCCATACTTTGTACATAAGGGCTATCCCATTTATTCATAAGTACAATGTAACTTATTACTTTAGTAGCATGCTCCTTATCAGGTCTATCTGCATCCCACACTCTTCTAAAGCATGGGATGCCTATAGCATCTGGGTGTATTTTTACTTTACCACCAATAAGATCAAATAGTTTCATTCGTAAGAACTTGTTTATTATCTTCTTTACTCCATCTTATAAGATCGTCTTTAGCAAAGGCATCAGAACAGACTATTGGTTTTAGCGTCCACTTATTACTTATAGAATCATATTTACTTAGTATAAGTATAATATCCCCTAATTTATAGTCTATTACTTCCTCTTCTGTTATTACTTGACCATCCTACTATGCAACATACATAGTTCTACATTCAAAGTTATCAGATACATTTTTAATGCTATTAGTATCTACTTTATATAAAATAGCATTACCGTATTGATCTATCAATAATTTATCCATATTAACAACCACACTGTACAGGTTCACAAGCACAATCACATTCAATATCACAAGAAGTAGATTTCTTTTTTTCTTCTTGTCCCTTTTCTAGCAATCTGTTATAGTGATTCTTTACTTCATCATTCTCAATAAAGATGTACTCTGCATCACTTTCTTTATCTATAGGATACAATTTTATTACCATAGTGCCTTTAGTAACACTCCTTCTCTCTTTAGAACCATCTTTCTTTGTATAGATCCACTCTCCATCTTCGGGAATATACCATGTATAGCCTACATAAAAAGGATTTAGTAAACTAACATTTTCTACTTCTTTATCGTAACTAATAATGGTACCTCTATCTACTGAACAAATATACTTAATCATAATAATCAATCAATTAAATAACCTAAATAATATTCTTTCTATAATCTCGCTATAATTTCCTTAGCACGTCCCATTGGTACATTCGGATTCACATAATCTGGTTTTATTTGATAATTCTGTATTATCTGCTAAAACTTCTCTATCTCCTCCTGTATGCTCTACTTTTTTATATTCTTCATACTTCTTAAATAGCATGTCACACATTGCATTTACCTGATCGGCTCTACTAGGTTCTGCATTACTCTTCCCATTATCTACTATAGTAGTAGTAATACTGTCAATTACATCATTTGTGAAATCTTCATAAGTAATTACGCCTTCATTAATTAATTCATCTACTTTGTTATATAGGCGCTTCATTTCCTTACTAAATGAACCATAGAGTGGTTTATTGTTTTCCACTTCTAATTTCCACATCATTTTACTTTCTTCAATTGTCATATTCTTTGTTTTTTAACTCATTACAGATAGTATTACTTATATTTCCTGCAGCCCATCCTACTAAATAGGCATACGCTTCATTGCCGTCTTTAAAGTCTTGCGTATATAAACCTAATTGTTCACAAAAGTAATCCGCAACGTGTACTGCCTCATGAGGAATCATGTTTGGAGTAATATCTTCTGCATTAGCAACAGCTATCACTATTACTCCGTATTTATTATCACTCTTACGTATTACTTTACAAGTAACCATTCCACCATCATATTTATCTATTTCTTGTAGTAATTTATTATATTCGCTTCCATCGTTGTTACCATATACATCAAGAAATATAAAATATTTATCTAAATCCTCAATATTAGTACTTACAAATAATAGTCTAGGGTATATCTTAGGACTATAAACATCATACGGTTTCTTTTTCATATCTTTTCTTTAATTTGAATTTACCTAAGTAAGAGAATCTAACTGGTTTAGGATCTAAGTTAGAGATGATACTATTAGTAAATCTGAACGGGCTGTTACATATTACTTCTATAATAGGATATGGTATGTTATACTTATTACTTAGCTCAGTATATATACTCACTTGATTCCTCATTTAAATCTATCTTTTTGTAATATTTACATTCTTCTAAAGTAGAAGAATCATTAAATGTATTAGGCCTTACTATATTGATTATAGCCTTAACATCTTCCCAAGTTCTATCATTTACGCAATTATCATAAACAGATTGTAGTTTGTGTATCTCCTGTTTACTGTACTTGCGTATAGGAGTATATGCAATAAAATTATACTCATCTATCGTAAGTAGCTCTATATTAGTAGGAATGATCTCAAACTTATTATAAGGCAAATCCTTTTTCTTTAATTTATTCCATAATCTGGTAAATATGTTATATTCTTTCCAACATAATATAGTGCCAGGTCTTACTATTGTTGTTTTAATCTTCATCTTTATTTACTCTTAATATTATAGTAATCTGTACTCTATCGCCGATTATTTCAGGTATAAGCGCCTTATTCACTACAACTTCATCTTCAATCTTACCTTTAACTAATATGCCTTGCTTCTTAAATCTAGCTATATATCTACTAAGATTATCAGGAGTAATACCTAATACTTTCCTAATATATTTTCTGTTTTCAGTAGATATTACATTTTTACTTATGTTAGGGAGCTTAGGAGTGTTAACATCTATTGCTATGAATGTAGCTAGTAACTCTAGCTCCCTATCAGTAAGATCAAGTATACCATTAAGGCTCTTTAAGAATTCTGTGTTTAAATCGGCTTTGCTTACGCTTTTTACCAATTTATTCATTTGTTAACGTATCCTTAATTTTATTTAAAACCTTATTTAAGTTATAATACACTGTCTCAGCTTCTAACTTAACACAAGGTTGTATTTCACCTTTATTTGCTCTTTCATTAGTCTCTTTTAGGTTACTTTCATATTTCTCAAGTAGGTCATCAATGAGCTCTAAAGTAGCATCTACATTATACTTACTTTCATCATCAATACTTAAAAGATAACCTTCTTCACATAAGTAATCTGCAGTATCATAATCTAAAGACATCATTCTAGTGTAATTATCTTCAGCAATGTTAAATGATACTAAACCTGTTTCATCTTCTGCTAATACATCACCTTTCTTAGCAGAACCAAATTCCTTAATTACTTTGTAGCTCATAATATTTATTTTAAATGTTTATGTATCTATAAACGGTAGATTAAATAAATGTTAAAATCTGTTAACATTTATTAACACTTATTATATAGATAATAAAAAACCCTGACTAACGCCAGGGTTCATTCTAACAATGAGTTAAGCAAATTTAAATTGTATTTGATATAGCAATTATATCATATGGTTTGACTAATTGACTATCCTTAAACAAATCAAAGTCCTTAGCAAACTTTTTATTATAAACAATAGTATCTCCTACTTTATATTCACATTCTGTTAAGCATGTGGGAATCTTCAATACTACACCTGTTGAATATTCAGATTCTACTTCCTTAGTTTCAGTTTGTGTATCATATTTATTGAAACCATCTTCATCAACTTCACCCGTAGGAATCTGTTCTGTTATCTCTTTAGTAACCATGACTGGTTCCAAAGGCTTAACTAACACATCCTTCAACATTGTATACTTAATTCCATTTACTACTGTTTCTAGTACTTTATCTTCCATAATATTCTATATTTTAATACTTAAATAACGTATTATTTCTTATTTTGTTTCTCTAATATTAATATATTTCCGCCATTAGAACAACAATAACGTCTAGCTAAAGTAGGACAGTTTCTATTTAAGAAGTAACAGCCATCGCAACTACCTATTGGATTAGACTCTATTATAAACTATTTGTTGTCTATTGTTACTGGTATTCTATCTCTTACTATCTTTGCTAATTCCTAATCATTTAATGTCATAGTCCTTTCCTTTTCCGTGTTTATCTAAGTAAAGCATAGCTATTGCATTCCAAGCTACAGCAGCTAAATGGTTTACTTTAGTTTCATCATCAACCTTATTGCCTTTCTCATACTCAAGTAAGTGCCTTAACATAGCAGCTTTATAACGTTGGTAACCATTGTCTAAATTCTGCCAATTATTATCGCCATACTTAATAGAACCAGCAGTATAAAGCTTTACTATGTCTTCAATCTCTTCTAATGGTAGTAAATCCCAACGTAGCTTGCCGTCTTGGTAATCATTCTTCTTTCCTTCTTTCATAAGATATATAGACCTGTTTATCACCAAAATTCTTTAATATGTTACTATCTATACCTATTATAGTAGCTTCATTATTTAAACAAGTTTTATACTTTAATACTAAAGTATTAGGAATATCATTAAATAGGTCTGTTATAATAGCAGAATCTATATACAGCTTTACATTAGTTATATTTATCTGAGTATTATAAATATCATCTATACTATTGTCAATATCACTTATTGTAATTTTATTCATTGCTTATCTCTTTTAAGTATAAATCCTTGAGTACATAATGAAGTAATCCTAGAAGGGCAATAACAATTGTATAAATCACATCCTTGACACATACCTTTTACTTCATTCTCTACTAGAGTATAAGGCTTATTACCAAAATATACTTTCTTACCTAAGTAAGCTACTTCTCTAACTTGTTTGTGTTTCATAGTAATTATATTTGTGATTATCTAAAGTAGGAGTAATTAATATTATATCACTTTACTTAACTAGACACTGTTATTACTTTACCCCTCTTACTCCCCATATAACGTCTAATATACTATTTTAGTTACTATTTCTTTAACATTTATTAACATTATTTATAGTTATTTAACGCTATTAAGTTCAATGTTTTTAACATTCATTAACGATTTTAACTCATCAGCTAACTTCTTAGCATCTGGATGAGCTGCACCACTACAACGTAATTCAAAGAAATGCTCCCAATCTGATTCAAAGCCTGTCATTACTAATTCTGTCTTAGTTGCATTAGGTAGTACTTGTCTAGCTTGTTGCGGTTTCCAACCTCTATTTATAAGCATAAAATAGTAATATTCAGCATTTTTTATAGACTGTAGGAAGCAGTTAGCAGGGTCACTTAGATTATCTACTTCAGGATAAAGTAGTTTAAGTTCGGATACATCACACCAATCATTATCCCAATTTGAGTATTTTCCTTCAGGTAAGTCTAACCAACTAGGTATAATATAAGTAATATCATTTCCAAACTTATCCTTACTATAATCACAATACCTAGTACTCTCCTGTGCAAAGCTAAATACTCTATGTCTAACAAATTCATGACTTACTCCTCTATCACATATGAATTTAGCCGTAATACGCTTTTCGTGATGCTCTGTAGGTTCTACTTGATAGCATAATAATTCTTTTAAGTTATTTTCTACTAGTACTCTAAGATTAGTAGTAATATACGCTTTGTAACTGATCGTGTAATTACCCTCTGTGAGTACTTCGTAAGGTACTAAATTTACCTTAGTATGTGGGTTACTTTGTATCTTACTGAGATTCGGATCTTCTCCATCTATAGTAAGATAAATAGTCCCATGTTCTAACATAGCTCCATGACCAAGCTTAATCATACGATCTACAAACTCTTTAGCGCTATTCTCTGTTATCTTATCTTCAGACTTATAACAAGTTCTACCTGCTAATTCTATCATCTTGTAAGGGTCTTTTTCCTCAATAATTTGTACACTGGATTCTATTAATTTCATATTAGTTTAAAATTTCTATAGCTGTTATTTTTACTTGGCACATATATACATGCCCTTCATATTCTTGTAGTCCTTGTTGTACCATATAGTACTGATCGTCTACTTTTACTATTTTAGACCATCCATCATCTGCAGGACCTATATATGTAGATCTATTATACATTTCTGCAGATTTATCAAATGGAATAGTATTACCTATTATTTCGTATTCTATATTCATACTATTTCTTTTTAGTAGTTTTTCTTATATATGTAATAAATCTTATATGTGGGACTCCTAGTTTAGATAGCTTCTTATATGTAACATAAACTGAAGATGTACAGTTTAACAAGTTATATGAATACTTAAACATATTAACCATGCATACTGTTATTTGTTTATTTTCTGATAGTCTAGTAATAGATAAGTGACGCTGTTTAAATCTAAACATGAAGTGGTAAGTACTATGAATTATATTTTCTACTTGTTTTGTATTAGTATTATATACCCAGTAGTGAACTCCATTCCAGTTATATTGACTAGCTATTAATATATACGTAACACCTTTAGTACGCACTTTTAATACTAAAAACTTAGTATTATCAATCTGTATTTCTTGTTGCCTATTTAGATTATCTATCATAGGCTCAATATGTTCTATATAATAATCTATGCTATGTTTCATATTATCTATAACGCAAATATTAAGAATAATTACAGATATTTAACATAAATTAAACATATTTTAAAAATAAAATATAAAAATATTTTATAAAATTTTTTTGAGAGAGGTGGTGCGTGTGTGGAATAGCAAAAGTTCACTCCCCTGCATTTAGTATCGGAAGGGAATACCCCGTATTGTTCTTTATGGGCATTCTCTTTCGATATTTATTTGTTTATTTTTTTTGTTTTACATTCAAATCTTTATTATCATGTTGTGTTATTTACAAAGTGCAGAATTAAGACCACGGGACGGCAAATTACCGTTCTTTATGTGCAAGTGGCAAGGCGTCATTGGTGATACAAGCGCTGATAAAGTAACGGACGAAGGGAACGGAGTTGTAAGGATTAATGTTAAGGCGGCATTAGCCCGTAATATTACCCTAACAAAGTCTATATTTCCCGCGGATGAAGAAGCGTTAAGCGAATGGAAAAAGTTACTCAAGTGTCGTGTTATGTACGTTCCCGAAAAGAATGAAGACGGAACGTATAAAAAAAACGATAACGGCAATTACATTCTCAATGAGAAAGTAAAAGAGGAAAACAAAAACAAATGTGTAGTAAATTTACTTTACAAACAAGTAGATTTAGCTTCTATCAGTGACGAAGTAAAACGTATTGAGTTTACCACTTCTGACGGACGAGTAATGAAACAAAGCTTTATTACCGTTATTGGTTTTGCAGATGAAACTGACGTTTGGGCTGAAGAACTTACACCTGAAGAAATGGCAGCAAACAATTTGCGTACTAACTTAGCTAACGGAACGTACGTTGATATTACGGACGAAGAAGAAGAAAAAGAAGCTAAACCAACCAAAGCCGAAAGTAAAAAATCTACACAAGCCTCTGATGACGATTGGGATTAACAAATGAATGGTGGGGAAACCCACCATCCTCGTTTTTTAAGACTAATTGTTTTACCAAAATAGACTAATCACATAATATATAGCTTTTATGGACAGAAGTGTAATAATTGCATTAGTTATTTTTGTTTTTCTCTGGATTGTAATACTAAAATATTGCATTGAAACAAATGATTGGACTGGCTTTATTTACTTAAATGGTCTCGCTTTGTTGATAACAATATAGCGAAGATAAAAGCTATACCTCGATAGGCTTAATGAGGTGCTTGACAGTCTGACACTAACTGAACAATAAGTGTCTATTTTTTAGCGTAGATAAGTTAAGTCATTAGTAGCTAATCATACTAAGTAATCGGCTCTCGATTAGGAGAGTGCTTAATTTATAATCGTGATAAGTATCAAAGAATATGTTGGGCAACGTGTGGTGACGCTATTACTTAGGGAGTAGGCCCGTAACAGTACAGCTCGACTAAGGAAATGTTTTCAAGCGCGAATGAGACATATTCTTCAAAATAGAGTAAGAGAAAATGAGGTCTTATATCAGACAGCTCTTAGCATAGCTTATAGTGGTGTTTTCCATAACTATATTAATGCGCTTACTCTATTATTTTTATTGCATTAACTAACAAATAAATAATATCAAATTATGAAGAAAATAACTTGTATTCAACAGTATGTAATAGATAATCTTATTGAAGATAAAATATTAACTTCAAACAGTCTATTAGATGCAGTTTCTAAAGTATGTTCGGAGGAACAGCTTAATAACATACTATCTATTCTTATTGAAACACCTATTCCTTGTACAGACATACCTAAATTGGAGCGTAAGGAAGACTCAGGAAATAAAACAAACTTAGTAAGAATGAGTATGTTTATACCTGAAGAAACTAACACTTTAGCTAAACTAGACATAATAAAAATACTAAAAAAACAATTCAACTTTAGTCTTAACCAAACTAAAGAATATGTAGATAGTTGCATAGGAAAATATAGTACACTACCCAATATTATTCTACAAACGGAAGTAGATGAAGTTACTAAAAAATTAGAACCTTACAATGTAATTGTATCTACAGCAGCGTTTTATTAATAAGTTAATGCAGTAAATATTACTGCATCTTTAAGGTGAGAATCCTTGACAATCCTGTGGGGCTTATATCTCGTGTTTATAGTAGTGGTGTCACGAGTATTAGTGCAGACGTTAAAATCAGGAACAACTATATTAGACGGCAATATTACCTTCTTCCAGTCGCAGATGTCATATAGTTTAATATAGCCAAGTTCGTTCGTCCTTAGATTTATGGTATTAGCCATTTGTTTATTTAATCATCGTTTCATTCTTAATTGTACAGATTGATTAATTAAGCATAACAGTAAGCGTACTGTTGTCAGTATATTTATATGTGAATATAGATATACTGATTGCACTCAAAAGCTGGCCTTCACGTGGCGAGTGTGTTAAGTAATAGGTCTAAAAAATCTTCCAGTTTTACCTATGAAAACTAACAGCTACCTTTTTATTAACTTTAATAACTATCAAAAATATGTATAAAAAACTATCAAATTTAAATGTTGGAGATATATTCCAATATGGAGACACTATATATGAAATAGTAGAAAAAGGAGTATGGCATGCAAAATGCTGTCTCTTATACACATCTCCGAGCCCACGAGACTAAGGCGAATCTCGTATG